CAAGTTTTCGGCTGTGTATCGGGATTATCTCTCCACTATCATCATAAATTGCACCGTTTGACATCTGACACAGCTTATTGCTTAAAGCTGCAGCATTTGCCGCTGTGATCTCAGTATCCTGAACTTCAAGAATCAATTCATCTTTCAGTTCTTTATATTTTTCTTTTTCAGCATCAGACATTTTCACCATGTATTCGTTTGAAATGAGTTCAGGCATTTTCAAGTGGTCAATTGCTTTCATGGAAACTGTGATGTCTGATATTTTCTCGTATATTCTTTCTTCTGCATCAGGGAGAGGTTTGTAGGAATACACGATATAGCCGTTCTGCTTATCAGGCTTGAAGTATTCGTTTCTGTATTGCCCGATAAATCTTCCCAAACGCTGTCCCATATCAAGCAGACGGAACTCAGCGAATAGATCCATAAGTCCGTTGCTTGCAGGAGTACCTGTCAGTCCCACGATTCGTTTCACCTTAGGTCTGACTTTCATCAGTGCCTTGAAACGTTTGCTCTGATGGTTCTTAAAGGAACTCAGTTCATCAATTACGATCATGTCATAATCGAATGTTGTATTGCTGACAAGCCAGTCCACATTTTCACGATTGATGATGTAGATGTCGGCATCAGCGTTTAAAGCTGCAATGCGTTCTTCTGCTGTTCCGACTGCAACACTGTATCTCAGGTGCTTCAGATGATCCCATTTTTGCACTTCTGCCGACCATGTATCTCTTGCTACTCTCAGCGGTGCGATAATCAGAACTTTTCTGACTTCAAACAGGTCATATATCAGATTGTTGATAGCTGTAAGGGTTGTTATGGTTTTGTCAACCTAAGCCCATGTCAAGGAAAAGAGCTGCTGTCTTATGTTCTTCAATAAACTTGACTGCATATTCCTGATAATCATGAAGCTTCATTACTCATCACCTCTTTTATAAATTTATCGATGTCCTCTAAGGCATCAAGGACGTAAACCTGAAAGCCTAACCGCCTCAGAAGTTTATGCCTTGAAAGCTGTAGAGGTCTTGGTTTCTGATTTGGTGCTTTCACTTCCACAAAGGCAATGTGTCCCTTTGGCATCAATACGATGCGGTCAGGAACTCCTGCGGTTCCTGGAGACGTGAACTTCCAGCAGACTCCGCCTTTTTGCTTTACTGCCTTTGTGAATTTTTCTTCAATTATTTTTTCTCGCATAAATTCTCCCTATTTTTCGGAAAAGTGGATATCTGTGGATGTCGTTTACAAACCTTATATATAGAGATAATTTTTACTTTTTTCCTCGCCTGCGTAAAGTCTGTATATGAGTATCACAGACTATCACTTTCCCTATTTTACGCTGTTTTTTAAACTTTTAAATGCAGGTCAATTCAAAAAATCTTCGTCATCTTTCAGGCTTAAGCCATATATAATGACGCCCTTATTGGTTCTTTTTCTTTTGTACCCTGCCTGTTCTAAAGCAGAATAAAAATCTGTTGTACTACGTGTATACTCTCCGTTTTCGTTACAGTATTCTCGATAATTATTGTACAGTTCACCAGACTTTTGCTTGAATCTTTTATCCACATCACAACATTCATTGATGAAGTTTCCAAGCCAGTCATTGCCCTCACGATAAGAGCCAATTGCATCTAAAACACACTGCGGTCTGATAATCTGATAATTTGCCGCAATCACCTTTTTTGCACCCTCAATCAGCCATGAAAGCACTGCACCGCCTGCGTTATCAACTAAATGCTGCGTGTAGTTTTTGATGTCCTTAGAACCCTGAATTTTTGCATGAAACGGAATGACAATCAATCTTCTCCATGTACCGTCATCCGATGCACCGACCTTAGGAAGATGATTGGTATAGAGCACCAAAGTGTGAGAGGGTTCAAAGTGAAATGGTGCTTTGAACTTCTTTTCGGCAAAAATCGGGTCAGTGGAACAGAGCTGTTTTACCACACTGGTATTCAATCGCATTCCTTCCTGCAATTCTGCCGCAATAATCATACGCTTTCCTTTGAGTTCCGCCATTTCAGGCTTGACATTACGCTTGCAATTGACGGTCAGTGCATCCGCTGAAATGTTACCGCTGTAACTTCCCAGAACCTTATAGATGACATTCCAGAAGGTACTCTTGCCGTTTCGTCCGTCACCATAGGCAATGATCATCGCTTCCATATACACCTTGCCCACAATGCAAAGTCCGCAGATCATCTGTACATAGTCAATAAGGCTTTGGTCACCGCAGAAGAACAGCTGCAAGGCATCCTCCCACAAATCCTTACCAGCATCACTTGGAACGACCGCCGTCACTTTCGTTAAAAGGTCGGCAGGATCTGTAGGCTTCCAGCCATTCAATCCTTCGGGCAGATAATACGTGCCTCCGGGGGTATTGAGGAGCATTGGATTGCTGTCGAGGGCTTCGGGATTGTGGAGAACCAGTGGCTTTGCAGCCTCCAGTGCATTAGTCATACTGCGGATATGACGGTATTTCATCACAAACGCCTTAAAAGCGACATAATACTGATACTGCTTGTATGCCTCTGCCTGTTCTCCCACCAAACCATCTCTGAATTTTTTACCGCCATTTATCGCCACATCTCTTGAAATACCGAGGCTTTCCAGTTTCAGAAGGGATGCTTCCACCTGCTTTTCCGCCTCAGCCAGCTGAATGTCAGTATGTTCGATCATGGCAAGGGTGACTGCGTGTTCGGATTCTTCCCAGTACGTTCCATTGTATCTTAAATAATCTGTCGCAACAGTGAAAGAAACCTCGTCAGAGAAGCTGTCAACGAACGTGCGAGCCTCTCCAACGTCCGAAAAATCATCTGGAATAAGGACGTGTTTTCCGTATTCTTCAGGAGAAATATATCCCTCCTGAGAGGCTACTTTCTTCCCGAATTTGCAGGCACTGTGCCAGATCGTTTCCAGTTCTTCATCCGGAAGTGGCGGTTCGCATTCTGCTGCTTTTTCAAGAAACTTCTGATAACTTTCATCAGTCACGCCAAAACGCTTGACCAGCTTTCCAGCCGTGCGAGACATTGTGCTGTTTCGCTGCCCCTGCGGAATGTTACGGTTTGACTTCATCAGTGTAAGCCAGTCCTCAATGGATAAACTGCCTTCGTGCCATACAACATCACTCGGACAGCCAAACAAAAAGCGTGAGGCATCCAGTGCATTTCCGTCAAAGACTGGCAGTTCCTTATGGATTTTCTGCTTTATCGCCTTGTGGGAATTTGCATCGTTGCAGGGTGCTGTCGGGAAAAATACGTGAAAACGTGGTCTTGCGGATTTATTCCCTTTTGCCAGCATATGATGACGGCTGTATGTAATCGCAAACGCAACATCGCAAAGGTTATCAGCTAAAAACTGCGGTGTGATCCATTCGTCAGGATTATCGCTGTGGTCATTGTCGCAGTCCATTGGAACAACATCAGATGCGATAAAATTTGCATCGCTGCGTGTATCGTTCTGATACTTTGCACACACATGGTCAGCAGTAATGGATTTCTTAAGGTCTCCCTCACAGGTAATCACTCTCTGATTCGAATATAGGGTGTTTTTCTCATTGCCTGTACAATTCGCTGTGTAAATGGTAAATTTCATTCCTTTTCCTCCAGTTCTTCCGTAAAATATCGGATCTTCATATGCTTTCTTTCTGCTCGTTCAATTTCAGCTTTCATACCTGCGGAAATCGTATCTCCGAACACCCACAGTTCCACGCACTTGCTCATCAGTACAAGATTCATGAACACTGCTGTTTCACGTTCTTCCGAAACCGTGTCGTCCATAAACTGGGTAAAATAGATGTGCGGGGTGATTGGAAGATAATGCTTGTCCACAGCAAAACGGCTGTATTTCCGTGCATTTTCAATATTGGTATTGATACAGCCGTGAGAATACGGCGAACAGATATATACGATTGGTCGGAAGGCAGCAGCCTTCGCCGCCGCTCTTTCCTCACGTTCGATTCTGCTAAATGCCTCATATTCTGTTGGACTGTAGTATCTTTCACTGTTGTATATGCTTGCCATTGTTTTCCTCCTAATCTTTCTTGTAAAATTCGCATTCGTAACCGTCAGCACGGAGTATCAGACCTTCTGCCCATTTTGGTGTTTTTGCCATCTGCTGACAAACTTCTTCAAGTGACATATCCTTTGACGCTTCAATAATCATTTCATCGTGTACATGAGCAACAATGAAACACTGGGAGAGTGTCTGCATAGAGTACATCAGCAGATCTCTTGCAATTGACTGACAGATGTTTTCCGTAAGCTTTCCGCCAAATGTTTCAAGCCTGTCCCATTTCTTCTGAGCGTTAATGCCCATATATGTAACAGATTCACCGCCGAACTGGTTTTCTCCGATGCGAGGCTTTGCGTAGGCAAGGCGTCTGCCGCTTGGAAGTTTAATAAACAAGAATCCTGCCTCATAGGACATTTTCAGTCCATGGGTTTCTGTAGTTGTTTTTTCCCTTATTGCCTTTTTGACGGCTCTGTCTACCGCCCACCAAAGTTCTGTGATATGCGGTGAAGCCTCACGCCAGTCAGTTACAATTTGTTTCAGTTCCGCATCGGATAAGCCGAGAGAATCTGCTCCCATAGCCTTCATAGCACCGATTGATCCGCCGTAGCCACAGTTGTGGACGAGTTTTCCTGATACGGTAAAACGATGATGTCTTCCGGCATTTTTCAGATCGTAGACACGAGAAGTACCTTTCACAATGATGGGATCAGCAGATATTTCTTCGCATTTAAAAACGTGATCTGTCCAGGAATATGGCTGAGTTTTGACCCCGTCTCCTGTTTTTACAAGCTGAGAACCGCTTACAGCAGCAATTCCAAAAGGAACAGGTGTTATTCTTCCATCAATCCAAACAAGATGGTCGGGTGTTGCTGTAAGTCCATCATAGGTGATAACTCTGCGTTCACCTCTGCATATGACACCTTCGTGTGATACCCACTTAATACCGTCCCAAACCTTATCCCAAACAGAGATTTTTTCTATCGGAATAAGTCCGTGATTCGTAAGAACAAGCTGTCCCTCTGCAATGCACGCCAGTTCCGCAACCTTGCCTTTCTGTCTTAAATGCCCGTTTTCGCCGTGTTTGACAACAGGCACACCGAACATTTTTGAAGCAGAAGCACAGTAAATGTCCTCGCCATTTGCAAAAGCATTCATTCGCCATTCTTCATCTGCAAGCCATGCAATCACTCTTGCCTCAATGGCAGAAAAGTCTGCAACGATAAATTTCATACCCTGTCTTGGAATAAAGGCGGTGCGGATAAGCTGTGACAGCGTATCCGGTACATCATCATACAGCATCTGAACATCTTCAAAAGAACCACACTTTACAAGTTCTCGTGCCTCCATTAAATCGGGGATATGATTCTGCGGAAGATTCTGAATTTGAATAATATTTGAACAAAACCGCCCTGTGCGTGATGCCCCATAAAAACTAAACATTCCACGAACCCTCTTATCTTCGCATTTTGCGATTTTCATTGCCTGATACTTTTTCACCGATGATTTGGAAAGCTGTAAACGCATTTCAAGCACGGATTTCACAGGCTCTTTTGCCGTTTTGATGAGTTCCTGCACCTGTGCTTTGCCGAGAGAATCCGACTTATACCCCTGCGTTTCAAGCCAGTCCAGCAACTGATATACAGAATTCGGATTTTCTACGCCTGTCAGCTTTTGCATTTTGGCAGTTAGTTTTGATTTTGCTTCTGCATCAAGGTTAATCGCCTTATCTGCAAGCTGCATATCGACCAGAATCCCACGGTCGTTGATTTCCTGATCCAGATAGAATTCCTGCCAGATAAAATCGGGAACATGAAAGCGTGACAGTTTTCTGTCAATTTCCAGTTCAGCTTCCACATCACGTTTGTTGTACGCTTTAAAAATCTCCCATTTCTCAGGATAATCTTTCGGATTATGAAACTGTGGTACACCGTCAATCGTGTCATAAGGCGTACAAAAGAATTTGATGAGAGCCTTGCCCTCTGTCATTTTCTGCTGTTCAATTCCAAGCACTTTTCCCACCTCTGCAAGTGATGACGGCAGTCCAAGTGTTCTTGCATGAATCATAGAGCAGTGCCAATTTTCAGGGCTGAGATAATCGCCAACAGTATCTTCGGAAATGCTGTAACTTTGGAAATATTGAGGATCGTTCTCACGCAGATATTTTGATAAACATACTCGTTCAAAGTTACAGTTAAATGCTCTCTTGATGATTGTTTCATCGGCAAATGCAGCGAGAACATTTTCGGGAATTTCTTCACCGTTTGCTGTATCCACTACCTGAACAGGCTGTCCGTCTATGGAATAGGCAAACAGCAGAATATCAAAATATGGGGTATCTGTGTAGGCGTAGACACCGCATTTTGATATGTCCTTATCGGATCTTGTTTCTATATCGATTGTATACAAAATAATTTCCTTTCTTTTTCTCTTGACACCATATATGGTGTCGTGGTATAATATACTTTGTAAGGAGGAATCCTATGTCTAAGTTTGATAAGCTATTGGAACGCATTACTTCGTTGTCAAAGGATATGCGTTTTGATGAACTGCGAAAGGTTCTTGAAAGTTATGGTTATACTATGTGTTCGCCCAAAGGCAGCAGCCATTACACATTCAGAAAACCAGGCAAGATGCCAATCACCATTTCCAAGCATGAACCGATCAAAAAGGTATACGTCCAGATGGTCAAAGAAGTGATTGAAAATGGAGAGGAGTGACCACTATGAAAACACTTGATGCATATATGAAATTGCCGTATAAAATGGAAATTGTACCGGATACAGAGGAAGGCGGATACGTTGTATCTTTTCCTGAATTGCCAGGCTGCCTGACTTGTGCCGACACTTTGGAACAGGCGGTCATCAACGGAGAAGATGCAAAAAGAGAATGGATCACTGCTGCAATGGAAGAGGGAATCGACATTCCCGAACCTGTCAGTCTTGACGATTATTCAGGGCAGTTTAAACTTCGCATTCCAAAATCTCTGCATCACGCCTTGGCAACACACGCAAAAGAAGAGGGCATCAGCATGAATCAATATTGCGTTTATTTGCTGACCAAAAACGATACCCTCTCACACGCTTGATCTTATCCCGTCAGAAATGACGGGATTTTTTATTTACCCACCCAGCTTTTCAGCCAAACGCCCACCCGTCTGAATCTATCTGTAGTTCTGCTCAAAAATGAGCAAAACTACAATATTTTTAAAAGATCTCTTTTGGACAAATTTGTCCAAAAGTCCTGTTAGTCAAGAAAATCCTCATCATCAGCGAAGTCTTCTTCCGCACTACTGTGTCCGCCGAGGGGATCACCGTCACGGAGTTTCTGGACATTCTGTAATCCGCAGGCAATGCCACGGGAAGTCTTGGTATTGAATGCATAAAATGTGATGCTTGCTCTGCCGTAAATGCCGCTGTAGATCTCGCTGTGTGTCAGAATCTGCTGACGGTCTGCATCAACAATACCCGGAGCAGTGATTGAGTTTGCATTAACGAAATAGCTGTTTGCATAGGCTTCATCGTCCGGTCTGTCGGTATCTCCGTCACGAAGCGGTGTTTTGATAGAACTGAGAGAAGGGACAGATTTTCCGTTGCTAAGCTTGCTTTTGCCCTCTTCATAAGCCGCTTCAATCGCTGCCTTGATCTTTGCGATAGTCTTGGTGTCAGACTTCGGAATGATGAGGGAAACGCTGTACTTAGGTTTACTGTTTTCGTCCATTGCCTTAGCCTCCCAGAGATTTGCGTAGCTGAATCTGCATTCGCCTGTGACTACCTTTGTTGGATTTACATATTTCTTTGCCATGATTTATTCCTCCTGAAAATCGTTTTCTGCCGCACTCCATTCCTTCCGCTTATCGGAAACAGGAACAAGAGTTGGTTTTCCTTGTGGTTTGTATACATATTTGCTGAGAAGTTCTTCAAATTTCTTCTTGCCTCCCAGCAGCTTGGTCATTTCCGTAATACCGAGAATTTTTGGTTCACTGTACGGGTCTTTTCCTGCCTTTTTTACAACAGCCGCAGCCATTTTTTCATCGGTATACTTGCGGTTTGACCTGCCCTCAACGACCTTATAGCCATTCCACTTTCTGCCTTTTAAGGCTTCGGAAAGGGCATATTCCTTGACATCTGCTGCCCACGCTGTAAGGCTGTCTGCTCTTTCAAGGATCATTGCAATTTCGATGTCCTGAAGCATATCCGGCGGTGCAAAGTCATATTTTGCAATTGCCAGATTGTATTCCGCACGTTTGCGGCAGGCAGCTTTCACCTTACAGAATCTGCAATGTTCTCCTGCACAGAATTCTCCTTCACCCTTGGCGGCAAGTTCTGCCTTGGGTTTCAGTTCATTTTCTGCCCAGTCCAATAAATCGGATACCGACATGGAAAATTCACTGATATTCTCGATTCTTGGCTGAAAGATCACCATTTGGATTTCGATGATGTCATACAGAATGCTGAACATTTCCAAAGCACCAAGTGCGTAGAGCATCATCTGCGGATTATGTTCTACCTCAACTGCAACGCCTTTTCCGTATTTGAAATCGATGACAGTTAAGACATCATCAGCAACGATGATGCAGTCACCTGTACCGAATCCGTCAGGAACATAACGGCTGAAATCCAGACGTTGTTCCACCATTACGATGGGATTGCTGTATTTACTGATAACTTCTGAAATGTACTGAGCATAGCTGTCGGTGCAATCCTCCATCTCCTGATCATAATAGTCAAGATTTTCTGTGGGGTTGTCCGTCCTGATGCCAAGCAGCTGATTTACTTTGAATTCTGCGAGTTCGTGAGCACAAGTGCCTTCACGGGCATATTCTGTTGTTACGTCAGGGATTTCAGCATTCAGTTTTGCAGACGGCGTACAATTCAGCCAGCGGAAACTTGCTGAGGCAGATAAAATAGCGTGGGCTCTTTGGTTATGCCTTGCTGCCAAGTGCCTCAGCCTCCTTCATCAGTGCAGGAAATTCCGCATCATCGACCGCTGACAGCCTTTCCGCCCCATGCTTCTTAAGCAATGCCTTAACTTCGTCTGAAAATCCAAGGCGTGTCAGTTCTGCAAGTTTTGCTCTGACTGCCGAACGATCAACAGGCTTTTCTTCCTGCACAGGTTCTGGTTGCTTTGGTGGGTCAGATTCTGTGCAGATCTCCTCAAATGTGTTGATGTACTCTGATGTCATTTTTTCTGTCAGCTTTTGCATTGTGACATTCAGAGCATTCAGCGTGTTGATAAGTTGCATGATTGGTTCCATTTGATTTTCCCTCCTTTGCTCGTTGTACAAGAATTGTCATGTTTCTTGCCAGTCGTTCGGATACCACACTAATTGCAAACAAAAGTGCGATAAGTTCTTTCTGCTTGTCCATAGGTTTACCTCCCTTCACTATACATAGGACAGATATTTTTGTTTTGAGTACCATTTTCAGAAAAAATCTTTCAAATAATTTTTCAGAAGCTCAAAAAGTGCCTTTTTACGTTTATTTACGCCTTTCTGAGAAAGATTAACCTTGGTGGCAATTTCACGTTCAGATGCCCCGTTACTGAACATTTTAATGATAGTTTGATCCTCGTCACAAAGTTCTCCGACTCTCTCCCATAAAGCTTTCAATAGTTCTGCGTCCTCAACAATTGCATCGGGTTTTTCACTTGTAGCTTCAAGATTTAATCCGCCGTCTTCTTCTGCGGCTTCAATGGAAAGCATTGCATTTTCATTGCGGTGTTCACAAGAAGCACAGTTTCCTGTACAGCGTACAATTTTTCCTTTTCCATTTGGAATCCAGCATCTGTCTTCTCTTTCAAGTGCTTTTTCTTCTCTCCAGACAGAACGCATATATTCGTCATAGATTTCTTTGTTTTCCACTTCAGAAAAATAGACTTCTGTTACGACACCATTGCGTATGATCTTCTTGATCATATCCGGTGTGATCCTGATGATCTCGCCATTTACAGTTGCATAGATCTCGTTCTCTCTGACATACGCTTTTGTCATTTCAATTGGCACATAATACATAAAAAATTCCTCCGTTTTCTTTTGAACGGAGGAATCCTGGCTGCAAATGGGTATAGCAAAGCTGACCGCATTCCGGACGGAGATTTCTCCGTTCTGATATGCAGCCACCAGCTTGAAAGGCAGCCGTGTTATTTACTTGTAGTCAACATACACCTTCAAGCCACCAATGATCAGTTGGTGAAGTGGATATTGATAAGCAGTTTAATGTCGTGCTTGGGACGGGTTCTACTATATATAACGATTGAAAAAAAATATCCTTTCTATATAAAGACAGAAAAGTCAATATCCCCTACAAAATACATAGAACACGATATAAAAGAAAAACATATATTTCTAATATTGTTATGGAAAGCAAAATCTATTTTGACGAAAATAGAAGTATAGCTTCACAAGCACATAAAAAAGCCGAGCCATCACATAGGCATAGTTATCCTATACCCATAATGATGACTCGGCTGTTTGTTCTCGATAGCTTGTACGGAACGGTTAGCTCGAAAGCCATTTTATTTGATTATCCGGAAATATACGGTTCATGAATCTCACATTCGGATTACGACTCGGCTTATTTCCCGGATTGCATTGCGGCGGTTATCTGAATCAGTATTGCTGATAAAGGAACTTTTTCTTTTCCTTCTTTATTTTGGATCTCCACGATCCATTCACGATTGTCTTCTTCCTTGATAAGGTCAAAAAGTCTTGGTTTGACTTTCTTTTGACTGTTGATGTTACGAATGCTTATTCTTTGCATATGAACTCCTTTCAAGAAATTTATTTCTTATACAGATCAGCCTCCTCTAAAATAAATAGAACCTTTTTTCTTAAAAATACTTGACATTTTGATAAGTATATAGTATAATAATATTGAAATTAGAACGTTCGTTCGCATATTATTATACAACTGTTTTCTACGTTTGTCAATAGGAAAATGGAAAATATTTTCTTATAGTGGAAAAACATTACTGAAAGTAGGTAATATTATGGAGTTACAAGGGAATAATTTTGGCGAACGCCTTTTGGAGGCAAGAAAAGCAAAAAAGCTGACCCGTGAAAAGCTTGCGGGACTTGCGAATATTTCTTCTAAAACAATAGCCAACTATGAATCCGGGGAACGATACCCGACAGTCGATATTGCTTCAAGACTTGCGGCTGCACTTGGTGTTTCTGTGGCAAATCTCATTGGAGAAGAAGGAAGTATCATCGAAAAAGCAAGAGAGGAATATGGCAGCAGAGGAGTACGTGACCTGCGTGAACTGATTGACGATGTTTCAGGCTTGTTTGCCGGTGGTGAATTGCCGGAAGAAGATAAGGACGCTTTGATGAGAGCATTCACGGATGCATATTTTACAGCAAAAGAGAAAAACAGCCGTTTTACGCCTAAGAAATATAGAAAAGACTGATCTCATCGATGGGAGGTTTTATATGCCAACTGTGCTACAGATAGCAAAAGATGCCGAAAAACTTGTAAAAAAATATAACAGCCGTGACCCGTTCGTGATTGCAGATGCTCTCGGAATAAATATCATGCCCCTGGAATCGGTAAAACTGGCGGCTTGTTACAGATATATAAAAAGAAATCACTTTATTTTTCTGAGTGAAAACCTTTGTGAGGAAGATGCATATAATGCACTGTGTCACGAATTAGGACACTATATTTATCACAAATCTCTTGCCAAAGGCAAGCAAGGACTTCTTGAGTTTTCGCTTTACAATATGACCTGTAAGGTGGAACGTGAAGCAAATCTCTTCGGTGCTGCTCTGCGTATTGATGACGGAGAACTGCTCGATCTTATTCATACTTATGGTTATACGATTCAGCAATGTGCCAGGGAACTTGGCACAAATGAAGCTTATGTTGCTCTGAAATGCGATATTTTGATAGAACAGGGCCATGAACTTTATCCACAGGAGTATGACAGAAATTTTTGGAATAGATAAAATGAGCCGATGTACCGGGAAGTATATCGGCTTTGCAATTTTGCACAAAAAGTCATAACATCACACTTGCTTTTCTCGTCATTTTATGGTATAATAAAGATAACTATACATAAAGGAGAACACTCTTATGTCAATGAACACACTGCAAAAACAGACTAATATAAATATTCAGGAAAAAGCCAATCTCATATGGGAAATTGCAACACACCTTGTAGGGTTGTTTAAGCCTCACGAATACGGCAAAGTCATTCTGCCCATGACGGTATTGAAGCGTTTTGATGATGCACTTGCACCAACAAAAGACGCAGTCGTAGCAATGGGGAAAAAGCTTGCGGAAATGAAGGTAGAAGGAGAAGCACGTGACGGTATTTTATGTAAAACATCAGGCTATTCATTCTATAATACAAGCAAATTCGATTTCAAAAAACTGATTGCCGAGCCGGACGACATTGAATCCAACTTTGAAAACTATCTTCAAGGTTTTTCCTCCAATGTAAAAGATATTATTTCAAAATTTAATTTTACGGATCAGGTACGCACCATGGCAAACGGAAATGTGCTTTTCGTTGTAATACAGGAATTTGTATCTGCAAAGGGTGATATGTCCCCGAATAAGATCACATCTGCTGATATGGGATATATTTTTGAAGAACTTATCCGTAAGTTTTCGGAAAGCTATGACGAGCAAGCCGGAGCCCATTTCACAAGCCGTGATATTATCTATCTGATGACAGAACTTCTCATTGCACCGGAAAAAGCTGAAATCAAGGAAAATGGCTGTACCAAGACAGCTTACGATATGGCAATGGGAACTTCTCAGATGCTCGGCTGTCTGACAGAAAGATTGCATGAAATCAGCGAAGATGCGGATATCACTTGCTTTGGAGAGGAATTTAATCCTGAAACATATGCCATTGCAAAAGCTGATATGTTGATCAAAGGTGGAAATGCATCAGGTATGATGTACGGTGATACGCTGAATGACGATAAATTCAGCGGTTATGAATTTGACTATATCATTTCAAATCCCCCGTTCGGTATTGACTGGAAAAGGGAAAAGACAGAAGTTGAAGCCGAGGCAAAAAAAGGTTATGAGGGCAGATTCGGAGCAGGACTTCCTTCAATTTCTGACGGACAAATGCTCTTTATGCTGAACGGAATCAAGAAGCTGAAAGAAGGCAGCGGCAGAATGGCGATCATTCAGAACGGTTCTTCCCTTTTCACTGGTGATGCCGGAAGCGGTTCGTCTGAAATTCGCCGTTATGTGCTGGAGGGCGATATGGTGGAGACGATTATTCAGCTTCCGACTGACCTTTTTTATAATACGGGAATCTCCACTTATATCTGGGTCATTACAAAAGGCAAATCTGTAAACCGCCTTGGAAAAGTTCAGCTGATCGATGCATCAAAATGCTATGTGAAACGCAGAAAGAACATCGGCAACAAGCGTGTTGATCTGGATGACAGTTGTATTTCTCTCATTATGGAGGCTTACAACGATTTTGCAGAAAAAATCTATACGGCAAATGACCTTGCTGTAGAATCAAAGATTTTCGATAATGCTTTTTTCGGTTTCACAAAAGTAACAGTGGAAACGGCACAGACAGACGAAAACGGCAAGATGATTTTGAAAAAAGGAAATCCGCAGGCTGTCAAAGGTGCATCGGATACGGAAATTATTCCGCTTGGCGAAGATATTGACGCATATATTCAGAAAAATGTCCTGCCTTATAATCCTCTTGCATTTTTGAACCGAAAGAAAGACAAGATCGGCTATGAAATTCCTTTTACAAGGCTTTTCTACAAATTCACAGCCCCTGTAAGTTCTGAAAGCATCTTTGATGAGATAAAAGAACTTGAAGCAGAAGAAAATGTTTTGATGAAGGAGTTGTTTGGCAATGAATGATATGAACAAGCAAATGCATTATGTACTTTATCATGTTGATGATTCAGATGTTTCCGTAAATGCAGTGATACAAAATGACAGTATCTGGATCACACAAAAAGCCATGGCTGAATTGTTTGGATGCACAAGTGATAATATATCATCACATCTAAAAAATATATATTCAGAGGGTGAATTGATAAAAGAAGCAACTACCGAGAAAATCTCGGTAGTTCAAAAAGAGGGCAGCAGAAATGTAAAACGAAACATAGATTTCTATAACCTTGATGCAATTATATCTGTTGGTTATCGTGTAAATTCACGTCAGGCGACAAAATTCAGAATCTGGGCAACAGGTGTTTTGAAAGAGTATATGATAAAAGGGTTTGTTCTTGACGATGAACGCCTGAAACAGGGAGAAACTGTTTTCGGTAAAGACTATTTCAAAGAACTTCTCGAAAGAGTTCGTTCTATCCGTGCAAGCGAAAGAAGAATCTGGCAGCAGATCACAGATATTTTTGCGGAATGCAGTATCGATTATGACAAAAATTCAGATGTTACAAAACGTTTTTATTCCACAGTACAGAACAAATTTCACTATGCGATAACAGGACAGACGGCAGCGGAAATTGTCTATTCATCGGCAGACAGGGAAAAAGAAAATATGGGTCTTACCACATGGAAAAATTCTCCCGATGGACGCATTTTAAAATCTGATGTGACAGTTGCGAAAAATTATCTTGATGAAAAGCAAATCAGACAGCTTGAAAGAACTGTTTCCGGATATTTTGATTATATCGAAGATCTGATAGAACGTGAAAATACTTTTACAATGGAAGAATTTGCAAAAAGTGTTAATGAATTTTTAAGCTTCAGAAGATATAAGACTTTGACGGACAACGGCAGAATATCCGCAAAACAGGCAAAAGTCAAGGCAGAAGCAGAATACGATGCTTTCAATAAAACACAGAAGATCAATTCTGATTTTGACAAAGAAGTAAAGAAGATGCTTGAAACGAAAGGTAATTGAAAATTAAAAATTGATAATTATAAATTGTAAATTGTCAATTGTAAAAAGGAGGAGATTAAAAAATGCGTGATATGAAAGACAGCGGAATGCCATTTTGTAAATTAGTTCCAATAGAATGGAGTGTAATTCCCAATAGATATTTATTTATAGGACATTCTATGAAAGTTGGTGAAAAATCAAATGAATATCAACTTTTATCATTGACAACAAATGGAGTGAAAGAAAAGGATATAAATGCAAGTGGCGGCAAAGTTCCAACTTCATATGATAACTATCAAACAGTAGAAAAAGGAGATATGATTTTTTGCCTGTTTGACCTCGATTGTTCGGCAGTTTTTTCTGGGCTGTCAAGTTTTGATGGTATGATAACATCTGCATACGATGTTTTTAAACCTAATGAAAAATATATTGATAAACATTTTATTGAATACTGGTTCGCATATGTCTTTTCTAATCGTTATTACAAAATGTATTCTAAAAGTATACGATATACAATTACATCAGATATGTTTAAAAGCATACTTTCACCTGTTCCCCCTATTGAACAACAGAGAGTTATCGGAAATTTACTCGACGAAAAATGCACCCAGATAGACGCACTCATCGCCAACCAGCAAAAGCAGATTGAAAAGCTGAAAGCCTACAAACAAAGCCTGATTACTGAAACTGTTACAAAAGGTCTGAATCCCGATGTGCCGATGAAAGACAGCGGCGTGGAATGGATTGGAGAGATTCCGGAGGATTGGGAAGTTATCCGTGTAAAAAACTTATTGAATGAAAGAAAAGAACGTTCATTAACAGGAGAAGAAGAACCACTATCAATGAGCCAAAAAGTAGGTCTTGTACCAACCAAAATACTTGATATGATACCTAATATGGCATCTTCATTTGTGGGTGCAAAGATTGTATATATAAATGATTTGGTGTTCAATAAATTAAAAGCTCACCTTGGGGTGTTTTCCGTTTCAATGTACAATGGACTTGTAAGCCCTGATTATGCTGTTTATTATTCAACAGGAAAAGCAAATTTGAAATATTTAGAGTATCTTTTCAAAACTCCTCAATGTATTTCTGAATTTAGAAAACGTTTAACTGGAATAGCAGCAGGTTTAACACGTCTATATACCGATGGGCTTTTTGCGATTGAATGTCCGTATCCAAGTTTCAACGAACAACAAGCCATAGTATCCTATCTCGACCAAAAATGCACCCAAATAGACAAGCTGATATCAATCAAACAAAAGAAAATCGAAAAATTACAGCAGTATAAAAAATCTTTGATTTATGAGTATGTGACGGGAAAAAGGAGATATGATTTATAATGACAAACGAAGCGTGTCTGCAAAAAGTATATGATGCCTGCACCATCATTGAGAAGCAGATTGACCAGACGATTGAACTTTCTCAATATGTAATCGGTAATACGTTCACCAAGTACGATTTGTTTCTCTGTCCTTTACTGAATAGGAGTATTCAGCTATCTCAAGGCTTTATTGTTCTCATCAAGCAAAGAAATCTGACCTGTGCTGGTTCTATGCTGAGACTGCAGCTTGACAATTGTATGCGGCTATATGCGTCTACTATTGCTGATGATCGGAATGCTCTTATCAACTGTGTCATCTCCGGTGGAAAAATCAGTAGTTTGCGTGACACCAATGGACAAAAGATGAGTGACAAACTTCTGAAAGATGGTTTGGCACAATACGACAGCCGATTTGCAGATGTATATGATAATACAAGCGGTTATATCCATTACTCCGAGAAGAGTTTCTACCAGAGCATTTCTGCTTCAAACGGCGAAGAATATGATATCTCCATTCGGATTTCAAAAGAGCCGTCTGAAAAAGTGAATGAGGCACTGTGCGAATGTATTGACGCATTTATTCACTACACAAACTTTTTTATGAGAATGATGGAGGGAGCAGCTCTTTCAAAAGCAACTTTAGAAAAAACGCTTGATGAGGAAGAAAAAAATGGAAACTAAAGAAAAGCGCTTTGAGCAGGATATTGAAACGTTTCTTTTATCCGAGAAAGGCGGATATATTTCACGCAAAGGCAATGCACACGATTTGAATAAGTGCATGGATATGGACGTGCTTTGCCGTTTCATCGAGAAAACACAGCCGAAAGCATGGGCAAAATATACGAAATATTACGGTGAAAATGCATCGGAAAAGCTCTATCACCGCCTTGAAAAATGCATCAGTGAACGTGGATTGATAAACGTTCTCCGAAACGGCATTGAAGATTTGGGAATCCGGCTGAAAATTTGTTATTTCAAACCTGAAACTTCATTGAACGCCGACAATGTGGAACATTACAACGCAAATATTCTCACTTGTGCAAGACAGTTTCGTTATTCTCCGAATCATAACAACACAATTGATATGGTGCTTTCCGTGAACGGCATTCCTGTCGTTGCCCTGGAACTGAAAAATCAACTGACGGGACAGGACTATCATTGTGCGATAAAGCAATATAAAAATGACAGAAGCAGTAAGGAATTTTGTTTCCGCATTGACCACAGATTTCTTGTTTATTTTGCAGTTGACCTCTACGAAGTCTGGATGACAACGCAGTTGAAAGACGGAAACACCTACTTTATGCCGTTCAATCAGGGTTCAAACGGTGCTGGAATTGACGGTCATGCAGGAAATCCGATTTATGACGGCTACGCAACGCATTATTTGTGGGAAGAAGTGCTGCAGCGTGATTCCCTTATGGACATTCTGCATCGCTTTGTATCTCATGTGCGTGAAAAAGATGAAGATACGGGAAAAATAAAAGAAAAACTGCTGTTTCCACGTTATCATCAATACGATGTTGTAAGAAAGGTTCTTACAGATGTGAAGCAAAACGGAGCAGGAAAAAATTATCTCATTCAACATAGTGCAGGTTCGGGCAAGTCAAATTCAATTGCATGGATTGCATATCGTCTTGCATCGGTACATAACGCAAAAGATGAGGCGGTTTTTAATTCTGTTATCGTGGTAACGAACAGAATTGTACTTGACGGACAGTTACAGGATACGATCAACAGCTTTGAACATAAAGTCGGTCTTGTGGAAGCAATTGACGACAAGAAAAATTCTCACAGCCTTGCAGAAGCAATCAACGACGGCAAAAGAATTATTATCTGTACAATACAAAAATTTCTGTTTGCCTATAAAGATATGGAAAATTACAAGGGCAGAACGTTTGCTGTTATTATTGATGAAGCACATCAGGGACAGAGCGGAGAAAGTGCGAGAACGCTTCGCAGAAGTCTGATCGATGTCGGAACAGCCGTTCGTGAATATGCGGAAGAAGAGAAAATCAGCGAGGAAGATGTAGATTTAACAGATGACTATATCAACGCTGTGATCGGTCAGGGAAAACACAGCAATCAATCATTTTTTGCATTTACAGCAACACCAAAGCGTGAAACACTCGATGTTTTCGGAACACCGACAGAAAAAATCGGTGAAAACGGGAAACCATTGAAAGAACCATTTCATGTTTATTCCATGCGTCAGGCAATTGAAGAAGGATTTATTCTTGATGTTTTGCAAAACTACACAACAATTAAGGAAGCGTTCAGACTTGTAAAAATCTCAGCAGATAATCCGGAATTGATAGAGGGTGCAGCATCAAAGGCACTTTTTAAATATTACAAAAAACACGGATATACAATCACTCAGAAAACAGAAATGATTATGTCGAACTTCCTTTCAAACGGAAGATTCCAGATAAACGGAAAAGGCAAGGCGATGGTTGTTGCAGACAGCCGACCAAATGCTGTCAGATATTATCTTGCAATAAAAGAATATATGAAAAATCATCCGCAGGAATCGGCAGGGTGCGATGTTATGATTGCATTTTCGGGAGAAGTAACACTGGAAGAAATGCCGACCGAAAAACCGTTTACAGAGGCAACCATGAATCTCGATGAAAACGGAAGATATATCACGACAGATAAAAAATTCAGAAAAACATTTCATAGCAGCAGATATAATATACTGGTCGTTGCAAATAAATATCAGACAGGTTTTGATGAACCGTTGCTTCATTCCATGTATGTAGATAAAAAATTGAAAAGCGTCAATGCTGTACAAACATTATCTCGCCTGAACCGTACAACGTTCGGAAAAAGCAGCACATTTGTGCTTGATTTTGAAAATACAGAAGAGGACATCAAAAAAGCATTTGCACCATTCTATACAACATCAGCTGTTGAAGGTGAAACAGATCCTAATCTTGTATATGATTACAGGAACAAATTGCATGAGTATATGCTTTTTAATTATGACGATGTTGAATCATTTAATACTTTTATGGAAAAGCAGTCGGGCAAAAAACAGGATGCAATAGCACTTGGAAAACTGGCAGGAATGTTCCGACCTGTAATCGAACGATATAATGACCTTGCAGAAGATGAACGATATGCTGTTCGTGATTATATTCGCAAGTTTACAAGAACTTATTCTTATATCACTCAGATTGTTCGTTTACATGATAAAGAATTATTTGCAGAATATTTGTATGCATCAAATCTCTTGCGTTTACTGCCAAAGTCGGAAAAAGAAATTGTTGATATTGATGATAAAATCAAACTTGAATATGCAAAACTAAAAGAAACACATACAGGTGCGATTATTCTTGATGAAAAGCAGGTTGTTTATGTTTCAAATAATGATACAGGTTCTAAAAAACAAAATAAGAAAAAAGATACTCTTGAAAGTATTATTGAAAAAGTGAATGAACGTTTTGACGGAGATTTCACAGAATCAGACCGAGTTATTATCGAAGGCATTTATCGCATGTTTATGGACGATAAAGACGTTAAAAAGTTCAAGAAATATGCCAGTGACAACAGCACAGAAATGTTTGTTCAGTCGCTTTTTCCTGATAAGTTCAAAGAGATTGTAACGCAGTGTTTCCTTGAAAATAACGAGTCTTTTCAGAAACTTTTCAATGACCCTGATTTCTATCAAAAGGTTCAGGATGTTATGGCAAATGAGCTATATAAGAATCTGAGAAACAATTAAAATTTCTCGTCTATCATGCACCCACAAGAAACGATTACTCAAAAATGGGTGCAACCAGAAAACGATTACTCCCACAAGAAAACGATTATAAAAAGCAAACAGGCTCAGAAGCATAAATCTGAGCCTGTTTTTCGATAAATATTCGGTCATAAGAAACGATTAAATCCCCGAAACAGCGAAGTTTCGAGGATTTAATAACAGTTTAATGCACCCTTAAATTGTATCAAAATAAGGGTACGGTTATGGAAAAACACTTAACCTTTGATACAATCATGCACTCCCTTTGCAAGGGGTGTGCAAACAGTACCGAAAGGGTGTGCAGTGGGTAACCACTGCCTTTGACAAACCCGGAACACCGGATTCATTCGTTTTGCTTGTAATCTATATTACACTATTTTTCTCGCAAAGTCAAGACAAAAAAGCAGATTTGTGTAATGTTACAAATCTGCTTTTCGTTTTATGTGAAAAATTAATAATGCTGCGATTCAGAATCAAACTGTTATTTCAGTACCGTTTTTAAACCGAAATTGCAATTCTCCCTTTTCACAGATGGTCACTGTTTCAATCACAGTAAGCCACACGTCCGAACTGAAAACCTTAATCGGCTCTTTTCTCTTTTTTATCTGCTCCATGAAATCTTGGATCACAGTAGTTTTATTTATGCGATCTAATTTTTCAGCCTGCAATTTCTGATATTTTGCTTTCAACGCCTCGTACTCCCGCTCATAGGATTGGTACTCCAGCGTATATTCTGGCTGCTTTTGAACCGTTCGACTATTGGTCACAACCATTTTTCTTATGTTTTTTGTGATCTGCTTTTCCTCATCATCCAAAACACTCATTTTCGCATCCAAATCTGAACAGTCTGAAAAAGCACGCAGTAACATCTCGCAAAGACTCAAAACGCTCCCTTTATCAGTAAGCAGCTGATTATAGGCTTTCAAAAAGCCTCGCTTTATCGTGTCCTCATCAATATGCGGCGTTTTGCAATAACAATCATTCGTATATTTCTTGTTGCATCGCCATATCACACGTCTGTAACGGCTATTAGAGTGCCAAATCTTAGGACCGTAAAAACCGCCACATTCGCCACAGACGATTTTGGCTGTGAATATATTGCCGCTGTGATAGCGTTTTCCCAGTTCTTTTCTCCTTGCCATTTCCGCCTGCACCAATTCAAATTCCTCTGGTGGAATAATAGCAGGGTGGCTCTCTTCTACATAGTATTGAGGGACCTCACCCTCATTCACTTTGGTCTTTTTCGTAAGAAAATCAACAGTAAATTTCTTTTGCAGCAGAGCAGAACCCTTGTATTTTTCATTTGTCAGAATGCTTTTCACCGTACTGAGATGCCATTGCTCTTTCCCAGATGGTGTTGGAATGCCTTTTTCAATCAAAATACAAGCGATTTTATATGGCGTCATGCCCTCCATAAACCAGCGATAAATACTGCGAACGATTTCTGCCTCCTCCGGCACAATTTCCGGCAAGCCATCTGCTCCTTTTCGATACCCCAGAAAATGCTTGTATGGTAGACTTACTTTCCCATCGGCAAAACGCTTTCTCTGCCCCCAAGTTACATTCTCCGAAATGGAGCGGCTCTCCTCCTGTGCCAGACTGGACATAATGGTGATCAACAGTTCACCTTTGGAATCCAGCGTGTAAATGTCCTCTTTTTCAAAAAACACCTCTACGCCTTTTTCTTTCAGTTTTCGCACCGTAGTCAAGGAATCTACGGTGTTTCGTGCAAACCGGCTGACTGACTTGGTGACAATCAAATCGATCTTACCGTCCAGAGCGTCTGCCACCATCTGATTGAATCCATCACGATGCACTGTGCTGGTTGCACTGATGCCCTCATCGGTATAGACTTTGACAAACTCCCAGTCCTCACGCTCTTGAATATACTTGGTATAATAATCGACCTGTGCCTCGTAGGAAGTGAGCTGCTCCTCAAAATCTGTAGAAACACGTGCATATCCGGCAACTTTTCGCCTTACTTTCTGCGTTGTCGGCTGGTGCGTTTGTAGACTGATTGTTGGCGGTATTACAGTTACTTTTCGACCCATTTCTGATTCCTTTCTCGTGCGGCTTGTTTCATTTCCTCTGTCCAGCTTTCTGCCCTTGATGGGTATTTCCAATGCCGTATATCAGATGTTCCATCGTGAAAGAAAAACTGCACCTCAAACGGTTTCGGAATCACAATGTGATGAATGTTATCTCGAAATACAGCCGCATCAAATTCATCCAATTTAAGTACATCACAGATTAGAGCATATAGAATTGATTCCGGAATTTGCTTTGAACCGGGGCAGTACTTTTTTCCTCGCCTCAAAAAAGTGGCACACATCCAGATGATTCCCTGTGGAGGTTGTTTTCGTTGATAGTTCTTTCCGCATAATCCACAGGTAATAAGACCACTAAGCGGATAACGGTTTGTAGCACCATCATGGGTGTATTGCTCATGTCGCTGAGCCAATATAGCCTTTGCTTTGGCAAACGTTTCAAGGTCAATAATTGGCTCGTGGGCTTCCTCTACATAATATTTTTGAAGTTCTCCCTGATTTCTCGTTTTTTTCTTTTCGATATGGTTATTGCGATAGTACTTTTGGAGCATGAGATTTCCGATATATTTTTCATTTGTCAGAATTTCACGAATTCTTGGGTTTGTCCATAGGTTTCCTTGTCGAGTTGGTATTCCCATCTCGTTGATCTTATTTGCGATTCTCTGTTGTCCCATACCGGAAATATAATCTGAGAAAATCATGCGAACAAGTTCTGCCTCATTCGGTTCGATTTCCAAGACTCCCTCTGCATTTCTGCGATAGCCCAAAATCGTAATACTACCGATTTTTCCGATTGAGAAATCCTTTCGGATTTGCCATTTTCGATTTTCACTGGCTGAATAACTCTCCTCCTGTGCATAGGATGCCAGAATGGAAAGCATCAGTTCGCCCTCTGAACTCATGGAATGAATCCGCTGTTCCTCAAAATAGACATCAACGCCCAGCGATTTCAATTCCCGTACCGTTTCCAGCAGGGTAACCGTGTTTCGTGCAAAACGAGAAATAGACTTTGTCAGAATCAAGTCAATTTCTCCCTGTCTGCATCGGTTCAGCAACTTTTGAAACTCTGCCCGGTTTCCTTTTGTTCCGGTCAATGCCTCGTCTGCATAAACACCGCAGAACAGCCATTCTGGATTGCTCTGAATCAGCTGATTGTAGTAACTGACCTGTGATGATAGCGAATGGAGCATGGCATCCTTTCCGCTGGATACTCTGGCATAGGCTGCCGTTCGTTTCAATGGAAACTGCTTTTTCTGCGGAAATACAACTTTTTGTATCACTCGTGCCGTGATAACCTCCCCCTTTCCGATGACATATTACCGTATGATCGGACGAGAGTCAAGGAATATACTGCACGAGTTTATATCGCATTCCTTGGCTAAGATGCCATGCACACGCTGATAATCTTCTTCTGTTATTTTTCGTTCAGCAAGAAGCGTTTTCAAAATTTGCACCGCTGCCTTGTACTGCATGATCTTGTCCCAGACTTCTTCTTGATTTGCCGTAGCAGCTGCGTGAGCAGTACTTTCTGTTTTTGTTGCCATAGCTTACAAACACCTTTCCACAAAATTGACAGGTACAATCATAATTTGCTTTCTTATTCAGCTTTTCTGAATTGGCATACCACCATTTCAAACGACACGCATCTGAACAGAACTTCTTTTTTCGATGCTTGGGTGTCATCACTAAAGCAGCACCACAACAAGGACACACTGCTGTTTTTCGCCTGCAATAAGAGGCGATTGTATTTACAGACACCCCAAGAATACCAGCAATTCTTTTGTAGCCGTTTCCTTGCTCTCGCAAAGTGTCAATTTGCTCCTTTTGACCCTGCGTCATTTCGGTTTCCTCCCGTATCTAAATTTTGTAGTGACCCAGAAAGGTTCACCATCATAAATACAGTCGAAAAAAGGGTCGAAAAATCGAACCCCCTCTTGAAAATTCAAATGAACGCAAAAAAATCCCTGCACCGGAGTTTTTTCTCCGAATGCAGGGATTTCTTCTTGCCAAATAGGACAAAGCGTGATATAATAGTCGTAGCAGCAAAAGGCGGTGGCAAGTCCGCCCTTTGTTGTTTTGGTTCAAGGTCGGTTGGCTTCAATCGACCTTATTTCTTTGCCTCTTTAATGACCTCGTCAATCAGTTCAAGGGCTTTTTCTTTGTTGTCACTCTCCAAATCATTTTCATGAGTCATTCTCATCTTTAACTGTTCTGGTTTTGCATTCAAATCATTAATCCTTGCCGAAACTTTTTCTGAAAGATCATCAGCGACACGCTCTAAGAAAGAAACGCATTTACCTTGCCCCCAAAAATTCGAATCTATATCACTTTGATATTTCTGCAATATAATAGGGAGAATTTCTGTATACAAAAGCAATAAGCACAATGCGACAAGTTCTTCATGCTTTTTTTGCATCAATTCACCAAGATATTCTTCATCGTTGAAACCAAGTGTATTTCTATTATTCAAAGATATTTCGATATTTGAATGTTTAAGATAAGATAAAGCGATAGTAATTTGATTCAAGTTCCGACTTTCTACTAAAAAAGATAAAGTGCTGATTATATTCATAACAGATTCTCCAGATACTGACACCTTTGCTAAAAAGTCTTCTGTATCCCCCTTAAAACCTTTTATAGAATCTATAGTCAAATCACCGAGAGCTTCATTTTCGCTTGAAAAAATATTATCCTTTTCATATACTTTACTAATTAGCCAGACAAAAATATCCCCTGTAAAATTTAATGCACTAGCTACGATTTCACCTTTTCCAGTATAAAAAAGCATTTTACGAAGGAAAGTTTGGGCATAAGTGTTTCTACTGATAATATAACGAACTTTGCCAGAGTCCAAATAGACAATAACAAAGCCATTTTTTCTGTACATACCATCATCAATGGTTTCTGCTCCGCTTGGTATTTGGTCAACTGAAAATGTGTAGTAATTGTATGTAATGGAACGATCATAAAAAGTATCTGTTTTATCTGAATCAAACATTTTTTGGATTTTCCAATTAAGATACTGATTTCCATTTTCCGAAATCTCATCAGGATGTTCAGAATCAAGTAAATTTTCCACAGTAGCTAAACTACTATTTTTTTCATCAATCCATCTTGTAACGGTTGTCATTTGCAAACTAATCACCCCTTAAGTTTTTTATGCTCATCTTATTTGTCTTGAGTTGAACGAATTTCTTTTTAATTGGGTGCCCCATTATATAAGGTTTAAACTCTATTGAATTATCGTCTTCAGTATTGCTTATAAAAGATATTTGTATTCGGCTTTCTGCATAGCAACATTTATCATTTTTAGAATCAGACAATAATGATGCCGCATTCCAAATAAGGTGACCAGAATCCAGCGTTATAGCAGAACTTGATTCACATTGTACAGAAAACCATCTTGGAATATCAAAATATATCTGCTAAAATAAAACTGAGCCAGCTGAGGGAAAAATGATAATAAAAAAGTGAGCCACAAATAATAAAAATCCTGTATCATAAGAGAAAGAACTTGTATACAGGAGGGATAAGGAGTGGCAATAGCAATGGAGATCTATGAAAAGATCAGATATTATCGAGAGCATACAGACTTCAGCCAGCGTAATGTAGCAAAGATACTGGGGATCTCACGAAACACAGTAAAGAAATACTGGGAAGGACGAACAGTTCCATGGGAACGCAAACCTGGCAGCGGCAGAAAAAATGACATCATCACCGATGATGTCAAAGCATTTATCATGAAGTGCCTGGATTCTGACCAGAAAGCACCGCGGAAGCAGCAGCATACAGCACATAAGATATACACACGCCTGGTTGCCGAATGTGGTTTTGATGGCTGTGAAGCTTCTGTAAGACGGACGGTGGCAGAACTCAAAGGCAAGGTGAGCAATGTGTTTGTACCATTGTCCTATGACCCAGCCGAAGCCGTTCAGGTGGATTGGGGTGAAGCAACTGTAATACTTGGCGGGATCAGGCAGAAAATCCAAATATGGTGTATGCGTGAATGCCACAGCGGGGATATCTTTGTTTCCGCTTTTTACCGGCAGAATGAAGAAAGCTTTCTGGAAGGGATCGTAAAAGGACTTGAACATTTTGGCGGAACGCCGCAGAAGATCATTTTTGATAATGCTCGTGTTGCTGTAAAAGAAGGATTTGGATGTCATGCAAAAGCAACAGACAAATATCTTTCCCTGTCGGCACACTATTCCTTCAAACCAGTATTCTGCAATCCGGCACAGGGTCATGAAAAGGGGCTTGTAGAAGGTCTGGTAGGACTTGTCAGAAGAAATTTCTTCGTGCCTGTCCCTAACATATCGACCATAGATGAGCTGAATGAAAAGCTTCTGGAATATTGCGCTGTGTACAGAAATCATAAGATACCCGGAAAAGATCTGACGGTAGGTGAAATGGCTGAAAACTGTAAGGAGCATTGGATCCCTTTACCGCCGTACCGCTATGATACATCAAATACACTTCAGATCAAAGCGGATGATTTCTCACTTGTGAGATTTGATCACAACAAATACGCAGTGCCGTATCAGTACAGTTCCAAGATGATAACGGTCAAAGGAAGCGGCAATCAGGTCATAATGCTGTTCCGAGGTGAGATCATTGCAAAATATGATCGTGATTACCGTCATAACCAGACCCATTATCGTTTAGAGCATTACATCGGATTGATCGAAAAGCGTCCGAGAAGTGTTTACAATGCTGCACCGATCAAGAAAACTGTTCCGACCGAACTTTATCAGTTTTTGATGAAACTGAGCAGTCCCAAAGAAATTGTCAAGGTGCTGCGGCTGTACCTGGATATCGGAAATGCGGTATTGAAACACTTGCCTTATGCAGATTCCTACAACACGCTGTATGCAGGAGTGATCGGAAGTCCGGTAAGAAAAATACAGATAGAATCCTCCATCGGGATCGTACCGCCGGATCTCAAACGATATGATTCGCTTCTGAAAGGCGGTGATGCGGTATGAACAGCGTACAGAAAGAAATGATCAGGCTCTATGCAAAACAACTCAGACTGCCGACTTTCAATAACTATGAAAAAGTCATACGACAGCTTTCTGCTGACGATGGTTATGCACAATTTCTGATAGAGCTGATGAAACAGGAGCTTGCAGAACGTTCAGCAGCGGGTCAGAAACGCAGGATAAAAACTGCAAAATTCCCAACACTGAAAACGCTGGATGCGTTTGATATGGCAAGACTTGAAAACGTCAGTAAAAGCACCATACAGCAGCTCGCTTCCTGTGATTTCATAAAGCAGCGTCAAAACATTGTCATGATCGGAAATCCCGGGAGTGGAAAGACACATCTTTCGATTGCACTTGGCATGAACGCCTGTGAGGCGGGGTATCGGGTAAAATTCTATACGGCTGTCAATCTTGCTGCTGAGCTTGCAGAAGCAGTTCAGATGAACAGGCTTTCCAAACTTGAAAAGAGTCTCAGTAAGATAGATCTTCTGATCATCGATGAACTCAGTTACCTGACTTTTAACAGGTATCAGTCAGAGATGCTTTTTCAGATCATATCAGAACGTTCAGAAAGAGCCAGTGTTATCATAAGTACAAATCTTGAATTTTCACAATGGACACAGCTTTTTGAAAATGAAATGCTGCTTGCTGCACTCATAGACAGGGTCACCTTCCGATCCTTTGTTCTGAACATGAACTGCAGCTCGTCTTACCGCATCGACTCAACCTTGAATCACGATTAGTGGCTCAAAATTTTTTTATCACAACTGGCTCACTTTTTTATTAGCGAGGTGGCTCAGTTTTTTATTGACAAAGGCACTATAAATATTTGAATCTGTTTCAGATACCCTTTAAAATAGAAATATAGAATACTTTAGAGCAGAAACAGAGGATTTCCATTATGAAGAACAAAACCAACGTCGCCGCTGCTGTCGGAGAACGAATCCGTCAGTTCCGCACCCGGCAGCACCTTAGTCAGGAAGAACTGGCTTTTGCATCAGAAATTCACCCCGCTTATATCGGCAAGGTGGAACGCGGGGAAAAATGCCCCACGATTGAAACCGTTTCGAAGATTGCCAACGGGCTGAAAGTGTCGATCCCGAAATTGCTGGACATTGATTCTAATACGGAAGTGGGGGAAGAAGACGCTTTTCATCGCATCAAGGTTGCTATGAATGGGCTGTCGCCGGAACAAATGGTCAAAATTGCACAAATCGTGGAGGAAATCACCGATTTTACACAGGAACCGTCTTGATTCATCTGCAGGCAAACGAAAAGCAGGGCAGTGTTTTTGCCCTGTTTTTTTGTTTTTTCGGCAGAATTTTGATAGTTCTATTTTATTTGAAAAACTAAAGTGGCATAATATTAGCATCAAATGAAACAAAACTGTTTTACAATCTATGGAATTACTCTTGACATTTATTTTAAGACAGTTTATAATTGATGTGATACCGTCGTTTTATACAGAAAGGAAAAATGCAAATGAGCAGTAACAATGACTTTGAAATTGAAAATGGTGTACTGGTAAAGTATACTGGTGCAGGCGGAGATGTTGTGATTCCGGACGGGGTGACTAGTATTGGTGATTGGGCGTTTTCGAGGTGTGAAGGTCTGACTAGTGTCACAATGCCGGATAGTGTGACTAGTATTGAGGATCATGCGTTTTGTGAGTGTACAAGCCTGACAAGTATTGTAATTCCGAACGGCGTGACCACTATTGGAGATTATATGTTTCATAGTTGTAAAAGTTTGACCAGCGTTACGATTCCTGACAGTGTGACTAGTATTGGAAGTGTGTATTTGTTGATTGCATAAGTTTGACCAATATCACAATTCCAAATCATGTGACTAGCATTGGAGATTGGACGTTTTATAAATGTACTAATCTAATCAGTATCGCAATTCCAGATGGTGTGACTAGTATTGGAAGTGGTGTATGGAATAGCTGCGAAAGGCTGACTAGTGTTAAGATTCCCGACAGTTTGAACAGTATTGGAAATTGGGCATTCGCCTGTTGTAAAAGTTTGACCAGCATTATGATTCCGAAGCGTGTAATCAATATTGTAGAAGCGGCGTTTTGGGGGTGTGAAAGTCTGACCAATATTAAAATTGCGATTTCTGATGAAAAGTTCCTGATTGTTGGCTATTATATTGAAGTGGAAAAAGATATTGTTGCGGTGAAAGAAATGCTGCGAACCGGAAAAATGGACACAGAGGTGAAAATGCCGCTGTGTATGAAATTTCAGATGGCTGTAGAAATGATCGACTTGCACGACAACGCAGAAGCTAAGGCGTATGTGAAAAAGATGCTTACCAAGGGCGTGAAGATGCTGATTGACAACGGTAATTTGCAGCTGATTCAGGTGCTTCTGGGAAAGACGGATTTTGTTACGAAGAAAAACGTGGACAAGTATATTCAGTATGCTATTGACAAGAAACAGCAGGAGATTTATTTGGACTTGATTCGCTATAAGAATGCGATCATGGCATAACAATAATTTGGAAAAACGACGAAATTATGCGTGTGATTTGGGCGTGTTGGCATAGGATTCTGCCGCAGAGCGTTGGTTTTTATGCGGATACGCCTGAATTTTGCTTTTGCAGGAGCAATGGTAATTTGAAAGATACAACTTTTTCGATTGCGTTTTGGGCTTATATAATTGCTGAATTGCACTTTACAAGTTGATTGCACCTTATATTTATAAATTTGATGCTGTTGAACTTTTTTATTTTTTGAAATCGGAAAAATGGTTGACATGCGACGCAAAATGTGGTATACTAATTAAGTCGGTACGAGAGGTACGGACGAAAGTATATCGCGGGATGGAGCAGCTCGGTAGCTCGTCGGGCTCATAACCCGAAGGTCGTCAGTTCAAATCTGGCTCCCGCAACCAAAACGAAAAGAACATTCAAGCAAGTGAAGAAATTGGGAGGAAAAGGAACAGTTACTCATTTGCCTGAATGTTCTTTTTGAAATCAATCAGTCGAAAGACTGTGTATCATAAAAAATGGTGTAAAGCGTCTGAATAGAACGCTTCACATACCACCGAACGGCAACATCCTCACTACTTTGCAGCGGCTGAGTCCAAACCAATTCGTTTGTTGATAACGGTTTGAACGAATGCACAGAAAGTACCGTCAGCAAAAAATGCTGATATAAGATGTTTGATTGTTTGGGATTGTTTAAAAAAAGAGCAAGCCTGCCAGAATGGTACTCTGGACAGGCTCGCAAAAATCTATTCAAAGCATCGCATTTTGAGTGACCGGACAGCCACTTACAAAACGGATACATGAACAGCATTCTCACAAGTCAGTACAGAATACGGATTAGGTCTTCTGTCTGGCGTAAGGGTATAGTTGTGCGTCAACGCAACTATACCCTGTGGGGGTGCTCTTTTGTTTATCATTGTATCACATTTCAGTTATGATGTCAAGCAAAACTTTGTGATATTTGAGAATATTAGGCACATTTTTTAGAAAAAACGTTGATATTGCTCCCTTTCTGTCCCAAAATGACGGAGAATCAGCAATTTTCTCGGATTCTATCCGTTCTTTTGCTTTTTTCTGCAAAATGATTGACAGGTATCTGATGCAATGAAGATGCCGTTGCCGCACAGATTATGGACTCTGGATTTTTTCTGGAGTCCATTTTCTTTTTTCTATATCTTTTTGAAAGAGTCATTCTTATTTGAGAATGGCTCTTTTTTTGTTTTGTGCTATATCTACAATCCTAAAAAATTCTTTTTGTGTATTTTTACAATTTTCGAGATTTTCTGAAAAAAGTACCGATAACTTGCTTGTTGGATTCGGTATATATAGTGAGGGTGCATTTTTGACAAACAGCCTTCTTATCAGAAAATCTTCTTTTCACTGAAACAGCTCGTATTGTTGTGTGCTCTATCTGTATTTTTGTTGTCACGCAACAATTTGCTTGCCGGGCAGAGAGTGTCCTTTTTAGCGGATTGATTCCCTAATCTTAACGGGCAGAGCCCGTGGGTAGCTGGAACACCCGTAGGGCGTTCCCCAGAGTAGCAAGCAAGCTATTTGTGCCACAAATAGCGATTTTCTTCGAAAATCATGCTTGTTAAGGGATACCCCTAAAACCCCATTTTTGCCTTTTTCGCACTTCGTGAAAAATAGAATATCACAGCTTTTATTCCAAAAGCCCAAAACCAAAAACACCTTGTTTGAAAGAAAGGAGGTGATGTATCATGTCGGATTTTTCTGGAAATCGAACAGTTTGCATTAAGTGCCGTGTTACGCAAGAAGAATATGCATACATCATGCAGAAATTGCAATGTTCGGGTTGCTCTACGATGTCTGATTATCTACGCAAAATGGCAATTACGGGAATGATCATTCGTTATGATTCGGCTTTACTGAAAGACTTACAGCAAAGTTTACAGCGTATCGGGAACAATGTAAACCAAATTGCAATTCGAGTGAATCAAAGTGGAATTCTGTACAAGGAGGATTTTGTGGAATTGCAAGAAAGGTATGAGGAAATATGGCGGTCACTAAAATCCATTCAATCCGTTCTACGCTGTCAAAAGCAATTGCCTACATCATGAAACCTGAAAAAACTGAACAAGGCAGATTGATTGAAACATTTTGCTGTGCACCATTTCAGGCAAATTTAATTGCAGAAGATTTTATGGAAACCAGAAGCATGGGAACTGGTCGAGGAGATGTGCTTGCCAAGCATATGATACAATCTTTTTTGCCCGATGAAATCACACCTGATGAAGCAATGGAGATTGGCAGAAAACTTGTAAAAAGCTTTTTGCATGATGATTATCAATATGTGCTTGCAACGCACATTGATAAGGATCACATTCATAATCATATTATCTTTTGCAATACCAATATGGAAACCTTTCGAAGCTTCGAATATCAAGAGAATCGAGGTGGGCACGAAAAGGAAAGATTGCAGGAAATCAGTGATGCTTTGTGCAGAGAATATGGTTTGAATGTAATTGAAAATCCGAAACAAGGAAAAGGTAAGAGTCATTATGAATGGGACATGGCTCGACAGAACCGTTCATGGAAAGCAAAACTAAAAGATAAGATTGATGCTGCAATCATGAACTGCACTGGTTTCGATGATTTCCTTTATCAGCTAAAGCAACAAGATGTGAATGTAGTTTATCGTCCGGAGAATGTGATTTCTTTGAAATATCGCTTAGAGGGCATGAAGCGATTTTGTCGTTCTCGAACACTGGGCTGGTATTATGAAGAAAAACAAATTCGAAAGCGAATTGACAATTATCAGTTACTGCGAACCGGACGAACAACGTCCACGCAGAAGACTCGTTTGTATGATACTTCTGCGGAGAAGTTTCAACAGGCAAAGGGATTGTCAAGATGGGCTGAAATTCAGAATATGAAAGAGGCTTCTAAGATTTTGAATTACCTCACAGAAAAAGGAATTGCAACTCAAGAAGAATTAGAACAACGGTCTATTTTAACATATGGGCAGCGTGTGCAGTTAGTAGGAGATCTGAACAAGCTGCAACGTCAGATTGAAACTGTGACAGATACAATAAAGCTTGTGAAGAAATACAAAAAGTACAAGCCGTTTTATGATGCGTATCAGAGTGCTACATTCCGAAAAAAGTATGAAAAGGAGCACAAGCAAGAGCTGCAACAGTTTTCAGATGCTAAATCAGCTCTTTTGGAACGATTCCCAGACCGGAAGATTCCAAGTTTGGAACGGCTTTCACAGGAGCGAGAGAAGCTGATAGAACAGAGAAATGTTCAAAATGGAGTATTTCGTCAGGTAGTAGCTGAGTTAAAAGAATTGGATTATGCACGTACTACTATTGAGGAATATCTTCACAGTCAGCAGCAAGTGCAGGAGAATCAGCAGAAGAAAGATGATGAATTGTATTAAAGAGGGGTTGGAGAAAGTTTATGCGGTATCGGGATTATTGCAATATCACATTCGAACAGATCGAGTTGATGAAACGCACAATTTCTTTTAATGGAACCCGTTTGCGTGGATGGAAGTATAAGTCTTTTCAGATTCATCAAAATTGCATCTGTAGAGATGAAAGTAATGTAGTTACTTTACAGGAACTTTTGTATCTGGGATTGATGACAGCAAACGACACCCAACAGTATTCATTAACAGAGGATGGGATCCAGTTGTTGAGTTGGGTAACTGAAGTTGAAATTTATGAGTAGAAAGGTATGATTGAAAATGCTAAATCATGTTGTGTTAATGGGACGTTTGACCGCTGATCCGGAACTGTATATGATCGATGCGGAAACGCAGAAATGTGTTTGTAATGTAGTAATCGCCTGCGAACGAAAAAAGAAAGAACAGGTTGATTTTATCCGCTGTGTGGCATGGAACAATAGGGCGAAGTTTTTGTGGGAGTGGTTCAGAAAGGGCAGTATGATTGCACTGGAAGGAATGCTTCAGACAAGATCATATGAAAAAGACGGAAAGCGATGCTTTACGATGGAAGTGCTGGCGGAAAATATCTATTTTACAGGAGAAAAATCAAAGCAGTACATGAAAGAAACAGAGTATTCTGCAATACAGGATACGGCAGAACACCCAGAGGAAAATGGTTGGAGTTCAGATCTTGATTTATCCGAGTTTGAAGAAATTCTTTCAGACGAAGAAGTTCCGTTTTAGTAGAAACTGATTTTTACATGAGGTGAGAAAATGGGATTGTTACGCCAATTGGCACATCGACTTTTATCGGAAGAGCGTGATTCGGAATTCGGATACTTTGATTATGTTGCAGCACAAAAAAGAGTAGAACAGATGTCTATGGTTAATGAGGATATTCAAAGTTTGGAAGATATGATTACGGATATGCAGATGTATCGTCGAGGAAATCGTGAGGGTGTGCTGACATTGCAATGGTTTGATTGTAATGGTGAAGAAAAAGAGTTGGAATTATGGTTAGATGGAGATTTTTCCGAGAACACTACTTGCAGCGAATTGATTCAATTTTTAATCCATGAACGAACCCGTCAAAGAACTCTCCTTCGGAGACTTTTGAAAAGCGGCTAAATCGGACTGTTCGTCACACAAACGGGGAGAAAAAAACGTTTGCGTGACGAATGAAAAGGCTTTTGGAATGATTTCGTGACGAACTGAAACAGATGTATCCGTGACGAACGCAATCGTTTTTAGAATGTTTGCGTGATGCAACGGAAACAGAAAGGAGTTTGCAATGTTAGAATTAAAACGCTGTAAAATTTGCGGCAAAGAGATCGGAAATGTCTATGATACAGATTATTTTGCGTTGATTTCGAAGCAGTACTGTTCAGAGTGTAAAAAACTGACTGATCGTCAAAATAGTCGGATTCGTTCGAAAAGGTATCGTGACAAAAAACGGCGTGAGTTGGAGCAAGCCAAGAGGACAGCTGAAAACTTGCAGGATGAAGTAACAGAGCTGCGAATGCAGATTCAAATGCTTCGGAACATGGTGAACTAAAAGGAGTGTATATTTATGGGAAAGATAATTGCAATTTGTAATCAGAAGGGCGGCGTAGGAAAAACAACTACGACGTTTAACCTTGCGGCAGCATTGGCAGCCAAAAAGAAAGAGGTACTGTTGGTAGACTTAGATCCACAGGCAAATTTGACAGCTTACCTTGGATTTGAAATTGGCGATGTGATGATTACAGATTTGATTCTTGAAGTAATCGAACAAAGTATGGTGACGCCTCTACAGGTGCAGCAAGGCATCTATTGCAATGTGAAATATCACATCGACTATATTCCTTCTGATATAAATCTTGCAAGTGCTGAAATGAGAATGATACCAGCTTTTGCACGAGAAAGCATCTTAAAGCGTATTCTTTTGCCGGAGGTGGTAGAGAAGTACGATTATGTGTTGGTGGATTGTCTTCCCTCTTTGGGAATTCTCCTTATCAATGCATTGGTTGCAGCTGATGAAATGATTGTTCCTGTGCAGTCACAAAAATTTGCAATGGACGGATTGCGTTCTCTTATGAACCTCTATCAGCAAATTCGCTCTATGGTAAATCCTACGCTGCGTATGAGAGGGATTTTGCCCACGATGGTAAATGACCGGACAACGATCAGTCGAGAAGTTATGTGGCAAATGGGACAGCAATACGAGGATGTATTGTTTCATACTGTTATTCACAACAGCGTGGAAGCTGCAAAAGCGGCAGCTGCTGGAAACATGATTGCTGTACATACAAAGCTGGGAGCAGAATATGCTGCTCTTGCAGAGGAGATCATACAGTATGATGACCAACAGGGAATTAACTAGCTTATATTATTATGAGGAGGCAGATGATGAAACAAATCAGAATTAAGACTTATGATGAAAAGAAGAATGGCGAGAAATGGTATCTAAAAGATAGCAACAATGATTTGGCATTTGGATTTCTTCGGGCATCTGCTTTTTCAGAAACAGATGAAGATTGTTTTCAGAGATGCTTTTTGAGAAATAGCTATGAAAATGAAATACAGATTTTTGTCCAGCAGCTTGTAGAGGGCATTCATATGGAATTGGATAAAGAAGGCATGATCAGTGCGTATACTTTTGAATGCGAACAAGATTTTGATACCAAACGGCTGTTATGGGCTTGTATGGATTTACTGATAAAAGCAGATCTCACAATCGGTGAAATCAAAAAGGAGAGAATGAAATTGCTACACAGGATAGAACCATCAGAGATTTGATTTATAGGTAGGAGAAAACATGGAATTTACGAAGGAATACATCAACAAGAATGGACAAAATGAGAATCTAGTCAGAAAATTGAAGTCGATTCAGTTGTATTTGGATGGAGATCTTCCTGAATGGAAACAGTTGATTGCAATAGGCGGTTTCATAATCGATGTAATTCGAGAATTGAAATGGGCAGAGCAGCCTTTATTCAGCAAAATGGGGGAGAGCGATAAAGAACCCGTTATGACTTATAGCGAAATTTACAATGAGATTTTATATGCAGTAAATCAGCATCTGCTGGTTCCACTCGCAGATGAATTGAATTTGATTTGGCATGAATGGAATGAGGGGGAAACAAAAAAATATCAGGATATTCAAAACATTGAAGAAATGGATCGTTTTCTTTTTACTGTCATAGAAAAAATGTATCCGGGAATAGAGCAGTGGATGAGATATTACTATCTTCATGAAGATGAGAATGTAGAAAAGGCTGCATTAAACTTACAAAGGCATAGTGGAAAAAATGTGCTTGGAAACCGTATTCGTAAAATTCGCCAAATGCAAGGCTTGACACAAGCTGAATTAGGTGTGGCGATTGAATTTGGTGAAAATACTGCCGGTGTGCGAGTGGCACAGTATGAACAGGGAGCCAGAAATCCCAATATGCAATTGAAAAAGAAACTTGCAAGTGTTTTGCAGGTTTCATTACAAGCTTTTTGTGTTTCAGATATAGCCGACACCATGCAGCTGCTGTTTGCATTGGAGGACATTCATGGGATAAAGATTAAAAAGGAAGATGAGAAGTTTCTCTTGCAGTTTGAAGATAATGAACTACAGAGTTTATTGAAATTGTGGTGGGAAAAGCAGGAAGAAATTCGATTTCATAAGATTACAAGAAATATGTATGACTTTTGGAGATACCGATTTTCAGAGAATGAGGAGTGAGATTTGTGGATTATAATGCGTTCAAAACACGCTGCAAAGAAAAAGGATATTCACCAAGTTCCTTAGTTGCAGATCTGGGATTGAGTAAAAGTAATGTGACCAACTGGAAACATGGTGGGAATCCGAGTTATGCAGTGCTCATTCAAATTTCTCAAAAGCTTGAGTGTACGGTTGGATTCCTTTTGGGAGAAGAACATAGCGATAATGGTGTAGGTGCTGTGGTAAGTCAGGAGTTGTGGGGAAATGAGTTGACTTCAGCAAGAACTATTTCCTTAGAAGTAGGCAACCCTTTAAAGGATGAATATCTGAATGAGATAGCCATATTCGCCAATTGTAGCATTCTTTTCCTTTGTGGATATGAGAAAAAGTTTGTTGAAAGGCAATCATGTAGAACAACTGCAAATATAAGTGAACGTGGTTGGGATAAGCTGCTTGCGATCTTTGATAATGTAAATAATAATCCGATTATCGCTAATATGCAGATGCAGCTTAGCAGAATTGTTTTACATAACTTAGGAATTTGTTCTGGCGAGCAAATTCCCGATGAGTTTCTATGCTGCAAGGCTGATTTTATATTAAGCGATAAGAAACATAAAGATGCACTTAGAGATTATCCATTCAATTTTTCTGATTTGCTTGCTCTTGGTGACATTTATGAGAAAAGCGTTAGATTTATGATTTCTGGTATGGAATAAAAGCCACAGAACGCAAGATGTCATCAAAAGAAACTATTACAAGGAGAAAGAATATGAGATTTGACGATTTGAAAAAAATGCTTCGTTGTATGTCTGCTTTTCATCAGAATCCAGAAGTATCAGAAGAACAGCGATATGCAAAGGCACTAGAGCAAATGTTATTCGTGATGCAAAACGTGCAAGATGCGGCTTTTCGAGGTGGTAATGGTATTGATTTAGAACGCTTTGACTATGTTGATGTGAAAGACTGGCTGCTTTGTGATTGGATGGAGCAATTTCCGAATACAAGTGAATCTTTATGGAAAGAGATCAACACTTGCGATTATGCTATTTGGGGATTTGATTCTGCCGATTCTTATTGGAATTGCATAGAGGGAGGCGTGGATAATGACAGCTGCGTTTGATTTGCAAACGATGCTTGGAACTTTTGAAGAAGGAAGTGAAAATAAGATTCAACAGATTCCCGTTGAAAACTTGATTCCCTATCACAATCATAAATTCCAACTTTATACCGGAGAACGAAAGGAGGATATGGAGGAAAGCATTCGTCAAAACGGGATTTTAACTCCGCTAATCGTACAGCCGTTGTCAACATCAGTACAGAAATATGAGATATTGATCGGGCATAATCGTTGGAATTGTGCGAAAAGCATTGGAAAAGCTACAGTTCCGGCAATTGTGAAGACAGGACTGACGGCGGAAGAAGCTGAGATGTATGTGATTGAGAGCAACATCATACAGCGTGGTTTCAATAATCTGAAAGTCAGTGAGCAAGCTGCTGTAATTGCACAACGGCATCATGAAATGTTTTCCCAAGGGAAGCGAAATGATATTATTAAAGAGCTGAAAATTCTAAATGGTGAGTCTGTCGCAACTTTTGACGCATTGCGTCAAAAGTCAAATGAAGGGGTCGATACGGCAAAGAACATTGCATCTGACTACGGACTTTGCAGAACATTCGTTGTACAACTAATCAGAATCAATAAGTTGAATGATGATCTAAAAGAATGGATCGATAGTAAAGTGCTTGCCGTTAGAAGTGGTGTAGAACTTTCCTTCTTGTCAGAAGAAGAACAGCGTATTGTTTTTGAACAAGCGAAGAATTTCAAAATTGATATGAAGATTGCAAAACAACTTCGGAACGCAGCAGGAACACTCACAAAAGAAAAAGTACATGAAATCGTGAGTGGTATGTCTGATGCTCCCAAACGAAAAGCCGTGCGTGTCTCTTATAAGACTTATAGCCGGTATTTTCCGGAGGGAACAGCAACGGAGGAAATCGAAGATGTGATTTCTAAGGCACTGGCTTTCTATTTTTCGACAAACATCGACGAAAGCAAACAAAGAGTTTAATATTATTTTTGGAATCAAGCAGAATAGGATTGAATTTTAATTGATATTCTGGTATAATGCGAGTAGAAACAAGTAAATTGAAACAAAAAGGAGTAAAAAGTATATGAAAATAAGAAAATGGGCTGTAATTTTCAGCAGTGTATGTGCAATCGCATCGATGCAGCTTACAGTAAATGCAGAAGCTGATCGGCAGACGTTAAAGGTTGCTTTGTTGGAGTATAGTTGGGAAAACTTCACTTCTCCATCTATGAAGCTGGGTGGTATTGAGAATTATCCAATGGTAGCATATCAATATTCTAAAATGGACGAATTTATGGAATATTATAATGATCACGGACCTTCATACAGTAACTCTTTGGACGATGTTGACATTACATCAGATAGAAAAATGGATGACTTTCATGAAGCTTGGTTGGATTGGTTGGAATATACCGGACCCTATGCCAATGAAGATGCTGATGAGGAAAACGGTGTATGGGAACTGGTACGAGATACCGGAACATACACATTTGTAGATGCTGGTGACACGTGGCAGCTTTGTGATGCAGCCGGAAACATGACAGAAAGCTATGACAAATTGTATCAGTTTACATATTTGAATGAACCGTATGAAAATATGTCTCCGGAAGACTATGGCATCTACGATGAAAACGAAGATATTATGATGTTGGACGGTGATTCAGAGGAAGAGGACAATCTCGGACAGGAGAGTGCAGCAGATAGTTTTTCCAGTAGAACAGGATCTTCTAATGATACAGAAAAAAATAAAACATATCATGGTGATGATGATAATGCAACTGTAGATCATGTAAATCCAAGTGGTGATGGATATTATAGTGAAGATAATCTTTCTGAAAATACTACTGATGCAACAACAGAGTCGGCAGAGGAAACAACTGCAAACGGCACATCTATGCGTTTTGTTGTAGCAGCTGTAGCTGTTATTGTTGGCGGAGCTGGTGGTGCTGCATTCTACTATTGGAAAAATAAGAAAAAATCGTAAGTATAGGAGCAGCGAAAATGAAGTTAGACGATATGCAGCTTGTTTCGCAAATGACTGGTTGGGACGTGAGCACTCTATCAAAACTGTCTGAAGAATGTCATGTAGAATTGGTGTTTGCATTGGAATTTAAGGAGTATCACCGATTGCACAAAATCATTGAGAATGGCTACAACGCCTATTTGTTGGGGTGTGTGTCTAATCTGACAGGTATTCCAAAAGACGAGCTGAAACGGTGTGGAGAGGCTTGTATAGAGCAGCTGATCGGAGCATATGAGTTTGCAAGTGATTTGCCGGAAACAACAGAAGAAATGCTACGGCAGGAATTGATGCGAATTATTGCAGAAAAACAGGAAGGATGATTGACAGTGGATTCTATAACAATGGTATATGATACAGAAACAGAACGGTATGTTCCCAAATGGCGTTTGGAAGAATATCCGGGGATAAATCGTGATTTTAAGTTACTGTACTACAGTCCGAAACGGAAACAATATCGAGAGCTGGACTTTGAAGGAAACTATGCAGCAAAACGGCTTGGCTTTTTAATGGACGAACGTCCAGAGCAGTTAGAACAAATGCTGAATGATGGAACATTATATCTGCATCTGATGAGAATTCAGCAAAAAGCAGTAAAGGTAGTATGGGATCAAATAATTTTGTGGGAACAAACGGATTCAGAGTTTCTGTTGACAACAGCCAATGGAGATTTTTTGAAGAAAGCTGGATTGCTGGAAAATTTTAAGGCACGAGCAGAAGAACTAATGTATCCGGCTGTGATTTATGTTTGAGTAACACTTGACTTTTGGGTGTGTTATCTGCTATAATAAAATAAAATAAGTTTGTGTTTTCTGAAGTTGAACTATCAATAACAATATTACTGATATTTCCTCACTTTGTTTCATGAGAATTTTTTCGGCTTCAAAAAAGCAAATTTAATTCATTGAATAAGAAAGGAAAATCAAAATGGCATACAGAAATAAGGTATATGTTTCTATGGACGCAGATAATGATCTTCGATATTATTATTTGATGAAAGCGTGGAAACAGAACGATCATTCATCTTTTAACTTTTATGATGCTCATGACATAAACAATATCTATGATAAAAGCGAAGCTTCCATCAAGGCTGGTCTTCAAGAACGATTTAGAAACACGAAAGTGTTTGTGCTCCTAGTGGGGGAACATACAAAATACTTGTATAAGTATGTAAGATGGGAAATTGAACAAGCAATTAAAAGAGAAATTCCCTGTATTGTTGTCAATCTAAATGGAAAGCGAAGTTTAGATCGGGAGTATTGTCCTGCATTAATAAGAGATTCGTTAGCTATTCACATTAGTTTTAATTCAAAAATACTTCAATATGCTTTAGAAAATTGGCCATTCACATTTGAGCAATTCCATAGAGAAGGCAAAACAGGAGCATATTACTACGATGATAGTGTTTATGAAGAACTTGGCATTTAAGATTAATAATAGTATTATAATTCCGTTAAAACGGAAGCCGATAGATTTTTTATCGAAGATGTTTGCAATATTAGGTGGATACTATTCTTTGTGTGAAATTGAACAAGCTTTATTTGATAGTACCATATTGATGATTTTTTTTAGAAATCATTTAAAGTCATTTCTATTGGTCGTTGTGCTCATTGCAATCCTTTTACATAAGGAGCCGTTATCTCATTCTGCTTACTTGGGATCAAAAGATACGCTCCTGTCTTTTTGCATAGGCGACATACTTACATTGAAGGATTCTGCAGTAGTTATTCCTACCAACACCACATTTGACACTACAATGAGCGGAGACTTTATAAGTATAAAAAGCATACAAGGTCAATTTCAAAGAAAGCATTATGGTACAGATTTTTCTGAGTTAGATGCAGCAATCAAAAGATCTCTTGACGAGTATTTTCCCAGTCAATACGAAAAATTAAGTGATAGAAAAAAACGAATTGTAATCGATACGATATTGGAACAGTGGCAAAAGTTACAATAAAAGGACAGCATTTCTATTTTCTTGCCGTAGCGGATGTAAGCAAAACAGGTAAGCCACAAAATGTAACTATGGAAAATGTGACGAAGGCTTTGGTTGGACTTTGGGATTTTCTTGCAAGAGAAGGACATACAGAACCTATTGCAATACCAGTAATTGGGACTGGTAGAGCGGGGCTAAAAGATGGAACTCTTGAAGATGTTGTACACGAAACACTTTTTTCTTTTGCCTCTAAATCTCAGGACGAGTTTGTATCAAAGAAAATGACAATTTACTTGTATCCTGCCGCCCTTTCCGAAGCAAATGTTACTTGGGAAAATCTTTGTAATTACATGGATTGGCAATGTGCATTTTTTGGTGAAAATCAAAAACATATTACTGCATCAAAAACTGAGGGTAATCCAATAAGCAACAAGGAAAACGTGATAACACAATGACAATAGGAATTATGATTCACTGTAATTCTTAGATGATTTGAATTAAATGAGTATATGCAAAATTGTTTAAACCATCAATTTTAAAAACAGCACTTTATACACATTAGCTAAACAAGCGATATTGGATATCGGTGTTTGTGAAAAAAATACGAAATAGATAATTCTATTAAGCGTAATTGATAATACTTTCTCAAATAAAAATGGAGTACATGGTCTTCTAATTAATTGAAGAATGTACTCCATATTTGTTTATAGATTAAATTTTTAAGTTAGTATATCCTTGAGTGAGTTGATTGGAATTGTTTTTTATGGCTCGGCTTTGAATTGAACTTTTAACGTCATAGTGATGGTTTTCTTTTCTTATCCTGAGTGTGAGGTTTATCTGATTCTTTCTGCTGCACAGCAGACTGAACTTGTTTTCTCTGCTTGCTAGAAAATGTAAAAGAAGACGGCTTTGAAGGCTGTTCATGTTGCTCTTGATGAGAGAGCAATTTCTTCTCCAGAACAGCTTCAAGCTTTTTGAAATCACAGCAACGTTTAGTGACCATACGCATTTTATCCGGCGTATCGGTAACTAGATGATACAGTTTATTTGCTTTTGCAACAATTAAATCTTGATTTTGCTGACACCAGTTCAGCTGTTTTACTGCCATTTTTTTATAATGGGTACTTTCTGGAGAATCTTGTCGGGTAATGCGTAGCTCAACAGGCTTAAGAAATCTTTCATCAACTGGAATCATGTTATTGAGGTTAAGGACGCCTAGTAATTTTCCATCAACATTTATTTTCATAAAATCTATGTCATTTTTCATTTTTTGATGTTTTGGCTTTGGTGAACTCAGAGGTATGCAGTATTTCTTATTGTCGCATACAATGATAATTCCCACAAATGGACGATTATCTTTTCCGACTTGTGGTGAAACGGAATGAACATTATCATCTTTTTTAGCGAGATCACGGATGTATTTCATATCTAATTTGTATAGCCGTAGTCGTTTTTGTTCCATTTTTTCTCCTTTTTATTTCTAATGAAAAAGCTGCGATAAGAATATTATCGCAGCTTTGATTTTTAAAACTCCCACTCACAGTAGGGTCCACTGCTTTTAAAACTCCCACTTGCAGTAGGGTCCACCGCTTTTAAAACTCCCACTCATAGTAGGGTCCACTACTTTTACAAAGGCAAAGAACCTTCATACAATAAGTCGAAACTTATCTCCGTTTTTATTATACTCAAAGCCTTAGCATTTGTCAAGACTTTTCTGATATAAATAAAAAAGGCTGTGGACGTATCCGCAGCCTTTTTAATCGCTTCCACTTACGGTAGGACTCACCGCTCTTATCGGTTCCACTCACAGTAGGACTCACTGCTCTTATCGGTTCCACTCACAGTAGGACTCACTGCTTTTTACAAAGGCGTGATGCCTTCATATGATAAGTCAAAGCTTATCTTCATTATTATTATACCCGAAATCATGCCGCTTGTCAAGAACTTTTTGAAAAAATCGATCGAGCAATGCTGTAATTATTATTCCAGAGATTCTGCCTTTTTCTTTCCTTCTGCTTTTTCCAAAGTGGATTTTGAAATTGTTCTTGCTTTTTTCTTTAATTTTGCCATTTCAAAATAAAATGTTCGTTGTGGTTTATTTCCGCTTTTTGCAGCTTCCATTGCTTCTTGATTCAAATCATCTCGAAGTGTGGTTAAACGTTCCGACTTTTCTCGAAGAATATCTCCAGATGCAAACGGTTCAGCAAGAATTTTTTCAGCTTCTTTGGCATCTAAATTCAATTGGTTTAGAGCGTTTTGAGCTGCTGCAATTTTTTGATCTAATGAAAATAACAGGCTTTCCAGATGCTTTAGATTTGTTGGGAAAGAAACGGAAAAGTTTGTTGTGTATGGCTTTGAACCTTGCAATGTTGCCTGTAGGCAATTCTGATCTGGTGCAAATCGTATTGTGATTGGAAAACCATGTAATTCGCCAATTGGCAAAGGTTTGTTAGATTCGCCGATCAGCTTGCAGCACACGCTTTCTAATGCTTTTCCAGCTTCGGTGCGATCTGTATACGTTGTTCCATCTAGTGTTATTTTAAATGCTGGCAGATGTGTACTTTCATCAATCGGAAGACTTTTGCAATGCTCCAGATCTTTTTTCATAGCATCTATGCTGAATTCAAGCCGCTGCTTTGCTTGAGGGTAGCGTTGAAGTTTATCTTGCATATCATAGTGTACATTTTGATACTCAGACTGCATGGACTTTAATTCTTTGACTTCGGATTCAAGCACCATAAGTTCCTTGATCCGTTCGTCACCAGTGCATAGAGCCTTGATTTCACTGTAGGACAATGCTTGTTGGTCAACATCTTCGCAAGTACGAGCTGGTGTTTTAGAGGTGATAATCTGGCTGATAAATCGTTGTTTTGCCTCCAACGTCTGATAACTATAGGCATCGAATGTTCCCTTGGTAACATAGCGGTATAGGTGTACTTGTTTGTTGATATTTCCTTGCCGAACCATTCTTCCACGACGTTGCTCCAGATCAGCTGGTCGCCATGGTATATCAAGATCATGAAGTGCAACAAGGCGATCTTGTACATTTGTACCAGTTCCCATTTTGGCGGTACTGCCAATCAACACTCGTACATCGCCGCATCGAACCTTTTCAAAAAGTTCTGCTTTTGCTTTTTCCGTTGGTGCATCGTGAATAAAAGCAATTTCCTTTTCTGGAATTCCTCTTTCCATAAGCTTTTTCTTAATGTCATCATAGATGCAGAAATCACCGCTTTCTTCTAAGGAATCAGATATAATTTCTTCTTCATCAGATTGGGATTTTGCTGTTTTTGCCGGCTTTCCTCTTGGAACACCTAAATCACAAAAAATGATTTGGGTAAGCTTGTCTGATGCGGTTTCTTGGTGAATACGGTATACATTATCTATGCACTGATTTAATTTTGTTTGAGGATTATCCTCAAAATCAGGATTAATCAAACGGGGGTCTAAACCAACTTTTCTTCCATCGCCGGTAATACGAAGCATATTATCTACTTCCGGATCCACAGCTCCACCTTGTATATCATCAGCTCTGTCAGCCAACTCTGTAACAAGTTTTTGCTGAAGTTCTGTAGGCTCTACATTGACAATGTGCATTTCACACTCTGGAACATTTAAGTGCAGCATATCCGCTGTTTTTACATCAGCACACTGCTTAAACATACTAGTAAGTTCAGGCATATTTGCATAGCTTGCGATTCTGGTACGCTGCTTGAATTTATTTCCTGCCGGAGCAAGTTCCCAATCGGTTTTTTGCTTGCCGAAAGTCGAAACCCAGCTATCAAAATGATGTAGTCCTTTTTCCTGCAAAAAATCATACTGGAGATAACGCATCATTGTATGCAGTTCAGTGACAGAGTTTGATACAGGTGTGCCAGTTGCAAAAACAATGCCTCTGCCGCCTGTTTTTTCATCCATGTACCGACACTTTTGAAAAAGATCTAATGCTTTTTGAGATGCAGAATTTGATATACCAGCAACATTTTGAAGTTTTGTCGCACAGAATAAATTCTTAAATTCGTGGGCTTCATCGACGAAAATGCGGTCTACGCCCAGCTGTTCAAATGGAATAACATCATCTTGTTTTTTTACTTTTAGCGTTTCAATTTGTTTTTGCAATGATTTTCTGGTGCGTTCCATAGCTTTTACTTGAAAACTATCACCATTTTCATGTTTCAGTTGTTCTATGCTGGAGAGAATGTCTTGAATTTGTTCTTCAAGTTGTCTTTCTTGACGTTCTTGAGAAAGGGGAATATGTTTCAGTTGAGAGTGTCCTATTATAACTGCATCAAAATTTCCAGAGGCAATTCTTGCAAAAAGTTCTTGTCGATTCTTTTTCTCAAAATCTTTTTTGGTGGTCACGAGAATATTGGCATTGGGATAAAGTTTTAGGAAGTCGTCTCCGATTTGTCCTGTTAAATGATTTGGAACTACAAAGAGTGATTTGTTACATAAGCCCAGTCGTTTGGATTCCATTGCCGTTGCAATCATTTCAAAGGTTTTTCCAGCACCGACGCTGTGTGCAAAAAGTGTATTTCCGCCGTAAATTGCATGGGCAATTGCATTTTTTTGATGTCCGTGTAACTGAATGCCGGCATTCATGCCCGGAAATGTTAAGTGAGAACCGTCATATTCTCTCGGTCGTATTGCATTAAATTTGCGATTGTAGGTGTCTACTAGATCTGCACGTCGTTGTGGATCTTGAAAAATCCATGATTCAAAGGCTTCTTCTATTTTTTGTGCTTTTCGTTGTGCTGCTCTTGTGGCATCTAAATCTAAAACGCTTTTCTTTTCTTCTCCGTATCCCACCGACTTGTAGACCTTTGTCTCACGGAGATTTAAGAGATTCTCCATGATTTCATAAGCATTTTTACTGGATGTACCGTAAGTTTGTGTAGCACTTACGGAACGGTCAGACCCTTTATTGGAAATGTGCCATTGATTTTCGGCAAATTCTATTGCAATGGATTTCTTTCCAAATAGTTTTCTCATCCACGAATCTCGCTCAGATGCCTGAAGCGATTGCGGCGTATGCAGTATTTCGTACAGAAATTGCTGATAATATTTAGGATCCACCCATGTAGCACCGATTTTTACATCAATATCGCCTGCTTTTAGGGGTTCAGGCATTACTTCTTGCAATGCAGAAATGTTTGCTTCAAAGAGTGGATTGCTTTTTGCGGCTTCTATTGCATTATCTAACTTTTTTCGAATATCACCAGATAAATATTCAGATGCTTCTTGATAGATGATCTTCTCATCGTCAGAGCATTCTGGAACAGGATAAATGCTTTTTGCTAACGTCAGTGCTGATACAATATCTTCCTTGGGAATGTCAGTCAGCTTTTGCATATAATCAAAGTCAACACACGCTTTTTCAGCCATTGATAATGCAAGAGCTTCTTGCGGTGTATCAACGTGTTCAATTGGTTTGGGCGGCTGAATGGTGCGTTTTGTAAAGAGATCTGATTTTGCAATAAGCTTTTCTTTTTCAAATTTGTTCTCTAATGCACAAACTAAGGGGAAAGAAACATCATCTGAAAGTTGTGATGTGTTATAGGAACTGTGAAGTAAGCCAAAGCTTTCATAGAACGTGTCATAAGACTGATTTAATTTGCCCTGTAATGCCGTTAGAACTGTGTCAGAGCAATTTTCTTCTTGTGCCTGCAAAATTGCTCTTGTAACATCTCGAAGCGTGAGAAAGGCTTCCATACGTCTCTTTTTGGAAGGAGAATCATTTCCATTCCAGCGAATCGTCTGGTCAGGTTTTTTGTAGTAGATTTCTCCGCTTTTGTCATCTGCAAAAAAGCTATAATTTCGAAGAACAGATGGGATTTCGATAGCAGTACTGTCTGCTGATTTTGCGTATACTTCTTTTGTTCTTGTATCCGAAATTGCAGCTGACAATTGTGATACAGCCTGTGAGATCTGTTCTTTTAGATCAACACCATCTTCAGCTATAACCATGGTTCCGCTGCCATATAGCTTATTTCCTTCTACAACAGTCCCAAGCACCATGTTAGGATTTTCGGCAAAATATCGATTGATTGGCAAACTTTCATCCGTTTCGCCAATAGAAATCCAAGTTTCTTTTTCTGGATCGGGAACTTTATGTTCGTTTTTCTGCAAAAAGATAATATCGGTTGTGACTTCTGTGCCTGCATTGCTTTTGAATGCACCATTTTTGCCACCCGGTAAGCGAATTGCTCCAATAAAGTCTGCTTTTTCCGCTAATGCCTCTCTGGTGGATTCATCACGTTTATCCAGCGTTCCAGCTGATGTTACAAATGCCACAATACCGCCGTCTTTTACTTTGTCCAGTGTTTCGGAAAAGAAATAGTCGTGCAGCTTTGTTGTACCATGTTTGTCATCTTTGAAACTCAACTCTCCAAAGGGGACATTTCCTACAGCAACATCAAAGCATCCATTTTGAAAATTGTTTTTTTCAAATCCTTGTATTGCAATGTCAGCATCGGGGTAGAGTTTCTGGGCGATTCTGCCGGATATGCTGTCGATCTCGACACCATAAAGCCGAGAATTTTTTTGCATTTCTTCCGGCATACGTCCGAAGAAGTTTCCGACACCCATTGCTGGTTCCAATACATTTCCGCCTTGAAAACCGAAATTTTCAAGTGCTTCATAGATGCCATCAATTACCGCAGGAGAAGTATAAAATGCGTCCAAAACAGAAGCATTCGCTTGTCTGTATTCCTGATGCGTAAGTAATTCCTTTAGCTGTGTATACTCTGTACTCCAAGATTCATTATTCTTATCAAAAGCTTGCGGAATTCCACCCCAACCGACGTATTTTGAAAGGATTTCTTTTTCTGCATCTGTCGCAGAACGATTTTCTTGCTCCAGAGTTTTTAAGGTTTTCACGGCAGTGATATTGTTCTTGAATTTTGATTTTAAGCCGCCTTCGCCAAGTGATTCATTAGTGATAGTGAAATTTTTCTCTTTTTCAGGCGATGAAGCTACTTCTGATTTTTGAGAACGGCTAGCTGTATCCTCTTCAACGGAATCTGTGGCTTTTTCTATAGGCAGAGGCGTGCTTTCTATAAAGGAATCAGGTGTAATTTCATCTGGAACAGGAACATTAGGCTCGGCTTGAATGGTATGTTCCGAAGCCTTTTGCGGAGTACGGTTTAAGTAGAAATCGTGGTCAAATTCCTTGACAACAGTAAATAAATCTGCTATACTAATAGTGGAGTCATTTAGGACTGAACGAGCTAGCTGTTTATCAGTGAACTCTAGGAGCCTAAGTGGCTCTATTTTTATATCCTGAACATTATACATTCTTTTCAATGTATCTTTTTGCCCATCTGCAAATTCTTCTATGGTTAATTTGGCAAGATAGGGCTGATCATCTATTTTGCAAACAGCGTATAGCTTGTGCATAAAGGCTGTGTTGTTTGCTTTATTTTTATTGTTTTTTTCTGAAATAGTGCTGTCAAGGAAAATGCTTTCTTCAACAAGTTTGGGAAGTTGGTAAAGCATATCATACACAGCATTATCATGATGTTGGTGTCCGTATTTTACGGAATCTTCTAATCCATTACGGCTAACTTGAATTGTCCAGCCGGTATCTGCATTGGTAAAAGAACCTCGTTCGATATTTCTGCTTTTTATATCGGCACGGACACTTTGAAAATCTGCATCGTGGCTAGGAATTGAAAGAATTGGTATTTGTGTTGTTTCCTGATTTCTCCATTCTCCTTGTTCCAATCGATAAAAAGGGGATTTTTCAGCCAATTCTTTTTGAAATCGCTCTTTCCATGTTGGAATTGTAGCAAGTTCGTCCTCGGTAAGATTCAAAATACTTTTTCGAGGTTCTAGTGTGCGAAGTACATCGAAGTCTTCCTGTGTGACAGACGATGGTTCTTTTTCAGCAATAGGCTTTGGTTCTGCTTTTTGTGATTCGGTCTGAATCACAGCTGTTTTATTGGAAACAGCCTGTTCAATTGCTTCTGAAACTGGATGCAATCTCCCGAAAAAGATACGACTGCTTAGTAATTTTTCATTGCCGTATGCAGAACGGAAACCATGTGATTTTTCAAAAGCAGAAGAAATTACGTTACTTGTGATATGATTCTTCTCTACAAATTTTTCAAGACGATCCAGAAACAGAGCCTGTTTTTCAGTTTGTGCAAATCGTTTTTTGATTTCATCAAATGCTTTAGTAAGCGAATTTTTTTCCTGTCCCTGTGAGTGATTGTCAGTTTCAGGCTGATGTGAATCCAAAAAAGATTGTATTTTTTGCATATCATAGGTCTGATATACTTGTATGAAGTCATTGATCGTTTCTGCTGAATAAGTGTTATCGATTTTTTTCAATAATTCATGAGGAATGCCGATTTGAATGGCAGCGATTAGAGCATTCTTTTGTTCTGGCCGAAAGGGATTGTTCCCAATGATGCTGTTTAGGGTAATTTCTGCGTCAAATTGAGATTTCTGTTGTTGTAATTTCTGCAATACTGGATTGTCCGCAGAAATTTGTTCTGTAATGGATTGTTTGTGATACTCTTGAAAAAGGTCACAAACCATTTGTAATTGTTGATTGCTGTAATTGGGATTGAGATATGCTGTATAATCTAATGTTAATTTTCCTGATGCTTCCTGTGTGGCAAGAAAAACAGAAAAGGGCTCTAAAAATGCATCTTGTTGTTCTGTAAATCCAAGTTCTTTTAAACTTTTATGAAATTCAGAACGAAATTTTGCTTGTACTAAAGCTTGATAGAAGATACCGGTATCTTTTTGAGAAATGGAAAAAATGCAATGATCTTTTTCCGCACGTGCTGAGAATGAAATATCTGTTTGTTTTAGATAGGGGAGGATTTCGTCAAATGTTTGCTGCGGTAAATTGGGAAGGGAGATATCAACAGTTTCTAATGCAGCAGCAGCTTGATGCTGTGCAGCTCTTTTTTCTGAAGTATCATGATAGAAACGAAGAACCTTTTCTTGATCCTGATCCTGTACAGTGAGGGTAGCTCTATTTTGATTGTAGACTCTCCCTGAAAAAGAAATACCTTGTTCTTCTAATTGCTTGGCAACTTGAAGAACAAGGTCTGTGTTACCTCGAATATAACTCTTTTGAGATAATTCTTGATACTTGGTGTTTCCAATAATGTTAAAAGCCGGTGGTGCATAATGTCTTGATTTTGGAAACCAATGAATTTGAGAAGCTGTTTTTTTGCCAATTAATTTTTGAATATCGTGAGAATCATTATAGTTAATGACCATTTTCACTTTGCCGTTTTTCTCGGCTGCATAATAGTTTAATCGATATTGTTCTAGCTGCTGTTGTAAAATACGAAAGGCAGCTTCGTCCATTAAAAGCGTAGCTTTTCGAATACTTGGCGTTGCTGCATTCCAGATTTGATTGCCGTAGTATTTCATCGTTTCTCCTTTTCTCTTATAATTCCATTACTTTTTCAGTTCATCTCTCTGCTTTTCAGGGGGATTGGACGGAATATCATGAACCTTTGCTGCTAAAGCTTTCATGCTGTTTCTGGAAAAAGAAAATTCTGCTTTTTGAGGTTTTTCAGGCTCTGGTTCTGGTTTTTCATTGTTGAGGATTCCATCGATCATATTTGCATTGGTTTCTGTCAATTCTTCTACAGAACGAAGGTGGCTTTGAGCAACACTACTTGCAGTTGCAGCTGTTTTTCCGAGAGGCATTTCCTGTGAATGTTCATGCTTTCTGTAATCAGAATCCGCTTCTTTGGCAGCAACAGCAGGAGACATTTTATCTTTTTCTTGATGCTCTTGCAAATCACGGTTTGTTTCATAATTGGGATTGATAATGTAAGTAAGCGTTTCTTGTAAAGTAGAGGGATCGGAAAAGTAATTAGCAGTATATGTGTCTTTTAACATTGCCTGAATATCCAATGGTTTGCTTTCCACTTCAGACACAGACATATTTAGAAGATCTGCAATTTCAGGGATAAGAGACTGATCGGGCTTTTCTATGGGTACAGAAAGAGCTATTTCAGGCAGAAGATCAGCATTATCTACGCATATTTTTTCTGCAAATACGGGCATGTTTATTTTACCAGTCTCCGCAGCTTCTTTTAATTGCTGTTCAGTTCCTGAAATAACATGGTCAATGGTAGTACTGGATTGTTTGGCATAAGGTAATGTCACACTGTGAAGTTTGTCCAGCTTTGCAGTGATTTTTTGTTTTCGATCTTTTAGAGTATTGATTTTTTGATGGATTTTCAATTTATCAGCCGCACTGTCTGTTGCCATGTATTTTTGAGACAGTAGAGAGATCTTCTGCTGACAAGAATCTAATTTATAGGATAATCGCTGTATTGTGGTTTGATGTAGCCCATCCATTGCTTGCGAAAAGGCTTGTCGTCTATCAGCATTGTCAGAGATACCGAAACTCTTGATAATTTGGTTAATACAACGGCATCTGTCAAGTTTACATTGGGTAATGTCGCTTTTCCTGTCGATCTTCTCAATCTTTTTAGATTGCTCTTGTATTTTGGTTTGTAGTTTCGGAATTCGTTTTTCTTGAATTTTTATAATCTTTTGTTCGTTGCGATGAATCGCAGCTTCTGCCATAGTTTTGATGCCGGGAACTTTCGCATTTTGAAATAAACTGTGGAGCATTTGATTGGTATCAATAAGTCGTTGTACCTTATCTGAAAATCTATCGATTTTGCCTTGATTGGTTTGAATTTTATTCTCTAATGCAGTCCTTTTTTCGGAAAGTGCGTCTAATTTTTCAGTGTGTTGGATTGCTTTTGCTTGTAAGATCGGGAGAAGTTGTTCAGGTTGTGGTTGCCCTGAAAATACGCTTGGTTCGGTGTATTCTGCCTTGTCTTGACTTTGCTGCACTTTTGCAGCCTGTTCTTCCAATTCTTTTTGACGTTCCAAAGCCCTTTTTAATTGTTGCTGCAAGTCATCTAATTCTTGCTGGGCTTTTGAAGTATCGTTTTCATGCGGACGTGCAGCTCCAGAAAGAGCATTTTGTACAATGTCCCAGTCCTTTTGGGAAAAATGTAATGTCAATCGAGAATCATCATATCTTCCCGAAAAAGGCACTTGCTTTTGCGTCAATTCAGAAATAATGTCAGCGGCTTTGTCTGTATCGACAGTGACAAATTGACGATTTTCGATTTTTTTATAGTCGATATTGCCGACAGTAGTCATATGTCGCTCCTTTCATCAATAGCTAATGGGATTGCCGTAGTTGATTTTTTGTATAGATTGAATGTTATCAAAGTCAAGACCATTCCAAGAAAAGCAGCCGTAGTTTCCGGTAAAAGCAACACAATTTGGAAGTTGTCCGTTGCCATGAATAAATTCTATAACACATTTTCCTGTACCACAAAAATGATGATAGGGAACATCCCCCTTGCTATCGCAAATTTTAACGGTAAATTGAATCCCATTTTCCAGAGTGATCAGAAATCTGTCGTTGCAATATCCGTATTTTGTGCCCATTGCAACACAGTAATCTCCGTATTCATCACGCATAATTCCAGTGTCTGTAATCGGGTCAGGAATACATCCCCGTATTGCAGACCAAGAAGGATTCCTAGTTAATCCAGCAGCATTTTCGTATGCAAAGCAATTTGTCCAACCATCTTCATACGGGAAATTTTCAATCACTTCTACTTGTTCCGTTTTGGCATATGCACAAGTGGATTGCATTTCCGATGTTTCTCCTTCTTTAGCAATTGGAATCACATCAATTGAATAGGAAGTCCCTTCCCGTAATCCAGTAATATAGCAGAGAGAATTCGATTTAAAAACAAAGCACATATTATCAACGTATGCGATGTCAGAATCTAAAATGGTACAGGTAACCGTATAATCACGGTTCTGCTCTGCTGTCCATGTCACTTTTAAGCATGAAACGGAAACTGGAGAAACTTGCAAATCAGAAACGCAATGAATGGACGTGTCTGGATGTGGCTGTATTGTCACTGGTTCTGTAGATGGTGAAACAGATGAAGTGACGAGAAGTGCGGAAATGTAAGTGCCTACAAATTTTTCAAACATAGAATTACTTCTTTCGTGGAGGAAATTCAAAACCGGTGGTTTTGTCATCTTTTAAGATGAGATAGGCATCAAATTCGTTGCCGGCTTTGCTTTTAAATCCTTTGATTAGATCGGTTTTCCCTTTTTCAAGTAATTTTTTTGCTTGTGTTGCAGAAATGATTTTGTTGCAGATGGACTTCCATATGATAAATCCGCATTTTTCTTTATCATTCTCACAAGAAAAAGACTTTTTCCATTCGACAACATTCTTTCCGCACTTTGGGCATTTTCCAATTACTGTTCGCTGTGCCTGAAAAGCAGCATTTTCAGCTTTTTCATTGTATTTTCCAGAAATGTCACTTACAAATGAGACGATTTCATGCATAAAATCATCTGGATTGCATTGACCACGTTCTATTTCTTGCAGCTGAGTTTCCCAGTCTGCGGTCAGCTGTGCAGATTTTACCTCATCTGGAACGACTGCGATTAAACTAATGCCCTTTGCAGTTGGGAAGATCTGTTTCTTCTTTCGCTCAATGTATGCTCGTTTTACTAGCGTTTCCAAAATTGCAGCACGAGTGGCAGGTGTGCCAAGTCCTTTTTTCTCTACATCAGCATTTTCATCATAATTATGATTTCCTGCGGTTTCCATTGCTTTTAGCAGTGTATCTTCTGTATATGGCTTTGGAGGACTGGTATAATGCTCTATAACAGAAGAAGTTACATTTTCAAATACCTGTCCTTTTTCGAGAGGCGGCAGTGTTTTTTCATCTCCAGATTTTATAGTGTCCTCACTGCTTTTCAGCATTTCTTTTATTGTAATTTCAAATGCTTTCCAGCCATCATTCAAAATCGCTTTGCCGGTTGCAGAAAAATTGTGGTTTTCACAGATAACTGAAATTTTAGTTGCTTCATACCGATGTGGATCAGCTGTTGCAAGAATCAATTTTGCTGCAATCAGGTTGAGAATATTTCTTTCGCCATCAGGAAGATCTGCTAATTTTTTATGTGCAATTTCTGCTGTTGGAATAATTGCATGGTGATCTGAGACTTTAGAATTATTGATGCAGCGTTTTACATTTGGTTCTGGAATAGATAATCCCTGACAGCATGATATGGTATTGCAAATCGTTTGTATCAGATCAGCTGCGGTTTGTTCCATATCTTCCGTTAGATACTGGCTATCGGTTCGAGGGTAGGTAACCAACTTCTGTTCATATAAAGACTGCGTATAGTCTAAGGCTTGTTGTGCAGTATAGCCGTACTGACGATTTGCTTCACGTTGCAACGTGGTTAGATCGTAAAGTTTCGGCGGATTTACAGTTTTGATTTCTTTTTTGATTTCTGAAATCGTAGCTGTTTTTCCACTGCAAGATTCTGCAATGTTTTTCGCTGATTCTTCTTCGTCAATTCGTTCTGACGATGCAACAAATGTGCCGCAGTCCAACTCTACAGTAAAAAATTTCTGTTTGACGAAATGTTTTACATCGTAGTCACGTTGTACGATCATAGCAAGCGTAGGCGTTTGTACTCGCCCAATCGAAAGCAATGTTCCATAACGGCAAGTAAAGAGACGTGTGCTGTTTAATCCAACAAGCCAGTCTGCCTTTGCCCGACAAAGTCCAGCTGCATATAAGTTGTCATAGTCGCTGTCAGGGTGAAGATTTGAAAATCCCTCACGGATTGCTTTATCTTCCATTGAAGAAATCCAAAGGCGTTTACAAGGTTTTGTACAGCCGATTTTTTCATAAACATAGCGGAAAATGCATTCACCTTCTCGTCCGGCATCTGTAGCACAAATGATTTCATCTACACGAGAATCCTGCATGAGTTCCTGAATTACTTGAAACTGTTGTTTTGTTGTTGAGGAAACAACAAATTTCCAGTGTTCAGGAAGAATAGGGAGCGTTGAAAAACTCCATTCCGAAATTTTAGTGCCGTATTTGGAATCGTACTTATCTGGACTTGCAAGTTGTACCAGATGACCGATGCACCATGTAACAATATACCCGTTTCCTTCCAAATAGCCATCTTTCTTTTCAGTTGCTCCTATTACAGAAGCGACTGATCGTCCTACACTGGGCTTTTCTGCAATCACCAGCTGCATAGCAGTTCCTCCTTTCACGCTTTTTTCTGATTGCGGCTGTTCTGAAATCGTGCTTCATTGATGTATACAGGATGTTTCTGGGCATCAATTTCTCCCTTGATGGAGAGAGCAAAGAGTACACCCATTACCGCAACTGCAATCATTCCACCTACAATAACTTTTTTCATAGCTTATTCGTCACCATCCTCATCTTCATCGTACTCATCAAAGTCCAGTTCATCATTTGGAACGGTAGACTTTTTCTTTTTGAATTTAAAGAAGAAAATTGCGGCACCAGCACCGATAACAACTACCACACAAAGAATAATCATCATATTCTTGTTTCCAGATTTCGAACTTGACGAAGCAGCAGCGGTGGAAGTAGTTGTTTCTACTGCATTTTCGGATTCATCAATAGAAGATGTGGTCTTGCCAAATGAAATGCTCCCCTTTTGTTAGACAATATGGTATAATAGAAATATACCAATTAAAAAGTCTAACGAAAGGGGGCATTTTTATGCCAAAAGGACAGCCGAACA